AAGATCATCTCTAAAATCTACTAACATCTCACAACACTCTGAGAACTGGTTTATAACTCCTAACTTTTCCATGAGGTCCTTCCTTTCAAATGTTACTAATACAAACTAATGGTTTCAATATTCATTATACTTATATTATAATTTAATAATTGTCAAAAGTGAATCTGCTTAGGAACACAATGCCTCATGTGTTGACAACTCTAACAACGACCGTGCCTCATGACTGAGGTAGTGAATGGGCTAGTTATAAAGGGTAGGTTAATAACTAGCCAGTTATAACTAGCCTGTTGGGTGGTTAAATAAAATCAATATTAAATTATAATAATATTATAAGGTTGAATAATTAAACCTTATTATGTTATTATTTTATTATAGGAGATTTATCATGTTCAACAAAACTTCGGACCTTATTAAACATGTTTTAGCCGATTTTGAACTTATTCGGAATAATCCGGATAACTATGAGGAAATAGTTGAAAGGTATGAAAACCTCTATAATTATTATCTTGAGGTTGAGGGGGATTAAACCCCCTCCCCTTATTAATTCAAAAAAGACCTCTTGGCTAGTCCAAGAGGTCTTTGATTTTAGGGGAATTAACTATAAGGAATTAGCTATACCTCTTACTATACAAGTGAGTAATAGTAATGTTACTATTACCCAATAAGGGTCCATATTCTCTTCATTCATGATACTATTCTCCTTTCTTAATTACACACAATTGAATACTAAACACATGACTATTAGACAATGGATTACTAGCTAGCTGGCTGAGCTATTTTCATATCTTTTTCATTGAGTTGTTTAAGTAATGTGTCTTGATACTTTGTGGCTAATTCTAACAAGATTTTGTCTCTAGATTTCTTGTCAAGACTATCAACATAGTTCTTGAATTGAACTCTAATCTTAGACTTTGAGTCTTGTTGTTTCATTTTGTTCTTATACCAACTAATACATTGACTAGTAGTCTTAGTTGTCAATCCATATTTTTCAAATATCATTTGAACTAAGTCAGCCGCCTGGTTAGCAGTCAGCTTGACACCATCTTGATAGTCATCAAACATGTGATTGACTATGAGAGTCTCAGCAACTACTTTAACAGTACTATTGGCATTGAACTGTGAACTATACTTCTTTACTAATTTATCCATGTGGCTACCTCGCTTTCATTTATTGTACTAATACTAAAAGGAAAGTCTAATAGCCATGTGTATAGTATTCAATACGTATTCAATTGTCAAGGTTCAAATTTGATTTGTTGTATTTTTGATTATATATGTATTATAGTCTTTGATTGAATGTTTTTAATCGCCTGTGTGACTAGTTCTAACTGTCTAATTAAAATATAATATCATAAACCACCAGGGTTAGTACACCTGTTCATTGTCTAAACAATTTTTCCCATGTGGGATTTAGCTAATGTAGATAGTAGTGATGCTAACTAGCTGTAGTGTTCGGTGGGCCGAAGGGCCTAGACAGGTTATTACAAGAATGCCTAGACAGGTTACTACAAGGTTGTAACAATCGGTGGGCCGAAGGGCCTAATACAGGTTATTACAAGAACCTAGTATAGGTTACTACAAGAACCTAGTATAGGTTACTACAAGACTGTAACAATCGGTGGTCCGGAGGGCCTGGTGTCCGGACTGGCCTGGGAGCCAACCACCTGTGTGGCTTACAAACCTTCAGGTCTAGTAACCTTACTACCAACCACCTGTGTGGCTTACAAACCTTCAGGTCTAGTAACCTTACTACCAACCACCTGTGTAGCCTGGGGGCCTAGGAGCCTAGTAACCTTACTACCAACCAACAGGGCAGCCTAAGAGCCTTGGGACCTGGAAGCCTGGATACCAGACGGCAGGCTGGGGTACTAGCCTATGGACTACTGGTTGTGTGACTAGAGGGCCCGGGGGGCGAACCAGCCAGGTGGGCTAGGTCAGGTGGCCCGTAGCTAATAAAACACAGCCCATTTTTTGGTCTGGAAGGTTCCAACTACGGGAATATATAATACCGTAATAATAAAACACAGCCCATTTTTGGTCTGGAAGGTTCCAACTACGGGAATATATAATACCGTAATAATAAATTAGTAGCACGGCTGTACGACACACCGATAAAACAACACGAATTTTTGCAATGTAAAAATATTACAGTGCCGTATGTGCCGTATGCGCCTGGTAGCTTAGAAGTGTTGCTATGACTGTATTTCGGCGGCACCGCGAGAGCACATAGTCTATGTATAGATATGTGCTTTTTTACTTAGTTATTGCCTACATATAGATAGTTCCATTGCTTAGGCTCGCCTACCCCTCGCGCGCAGGTATGTGCTAATTTTTCTTGGATTTCTCGGACAATGGGACAGAAAATTAATCAAATCCAATAACGGTATTATACAAAATCTTTTGGTCGATGGACAAATAATGGTATTATATAAAATCTTTTGGTCGCCGATGGACAAATAACTGTATTATACAAAATCTTTTGGCCGATGTACAAATAAAACTTATTATGATATTATATAAGCATAATAAAGCAATACTTTGGGGTAAGCATGAAACAGTGTAGTAAATGTAAAGAATATTATGAGGCTAACTTAAATAATTTCCCTAGGGACAGTCGAACCAGAGATGGTCTTAGTAGTCATTGCAAGAACTGTGTTAGATTATATAATAGAAAGAATAGTCTTGCCTATTATGCGCGTAAAAAGGGAATGACTCTTATAGAATATTATAAATACCTTGAGGAAAAGTTTCCATATAAGAAAGAAGACTATATAGAGAAACGTGAAGAGTTAGAACATAAGGAACGATTAAAAGTAGAACCTAAATTAATAGTCAATGGAAGGATATTTTAATGTATACAAAGGAACAGTTGAACCAAATAGCCACAGTTTTAGGTATAGATATTGAGGACGTGAAAGGTGATATTGTAGAAAATCATTCTATTAGCCTTGATATAAAGAAAAGAATAAAGCGTATTGAGAAGAAAATACGTATTAGACAGATACGGATAAAATTAAACCAACAAAAATTAGATTTTGGAATAGAGCCCCATCGGGCCGCCCATCAACGGGCCCAAATTAAGTATGACCTTTATGACCTACCATTACTAGAGAATGAGATTGAAGAAGCAAACAATGAGTTAGAGCGTGCAATGGAGAAATTATGTAATGAGCTTTTCCCAGGAGAATGATAAGGACTTCATTATAGATGATGAGAACATCATCGAGCCTGAAGAGGTCCTTGAGCAGACGGTCGAGAGGACGAAAGATGAGTTGGAAGCTCTACCCTATCAGCTTACGAAGACTCAGCTGACAGAAGGGCAGAAGGCCAACAGGTCCTTCCACCTCAAGAAGACAATGAAAGAGAAGTTTAATGTCCCGGAGTCCAAGTGGAAGAGGTTTCTCCACCCGAGTATCCGGGAGAAGTTTTTGCATTATGTCCGGGAGACCGGGAGCCTGACGGGTGCTGTGGTCAAGCTGAGGAAGAGGCAGGAGTTCGATATAGCAGCCAGCACTGTGAAGAATCTAATAAATAGATTCCCCACATTCGGTCTTATGTACGAGGAGGCCATTGAGGAATATAAGTTCTGCCTGGAAGAAGAGGCCAAACGACGGGCAGTAGATGGAGTAGACGAAGCAGTCTATTACCAGGGTGAAGTTTGTGGTTATCAGAAGAAATATAGTGATTCATTATTAAGCAAGCTCTTAGAGGCTAATGTTGGAAAGTATCAGAAGAAAAGTGCTGGTGGCAGCAACACATTTAATGGACCGATTCAGATTAATATAAAGAAGGATTTTGGATGATGGAAAAATTAGCTTCTTGGACCTGTCTTCAAGTACGTGAGTTGAGGAGTCAACCTATGGGAGGATTGCTTTGTTAGTTCAGAATCAAGAGATTAACTTACCTCACAACTGGGAACCTTGGGAACATCAGCTCCCGGGGTGGAATGCTATGATGAAGAGGAACATCAAGAGAGCTGTCTGGGTCTGGCACCGTCGGGCCGGGAAGGATTTGACCGCTTTGAATGTTCTCGTCTGCAAGGCGTTAGAGAGAGTCGGGGTCTATTGGTATGTGTTGCCTGAGTACGCGCAGGCTCGTAAGATTATCTGGGGCGGTCAGCGGGACGATGGTAAGAAGTTTATAGACCACATACCCGAGGAGCTCATTAAAAGGAAGCGTGACGACACTATGTTCCTGGAGCTCATTAACGGCTCTACTATCCACATGATTGGTTCCGATAAAGCTGACTCTCTTGTAGGAACTAACCCTGTGGGGGTTATATTTTCCGAGTACAGTATCCAGAATCCGAAGGCCTGGAACCTCGTTCGTCCTATTCTTAATGCGAACAATGGTTGGGCTATATTTGTTTATACACCTAGGGGATACAACCACGGGTTTGACCTTTATGAAATGGCCAAGAAGCAGGAAGAAAAATTTCCCGAGAGATGGCACGTGCAGCTTCTCACAGTAGATGATACGGACAAGATACTTGTTGGGGATGATGGTAATTGGTTAAAAGATGAAGATGGCAATTGGATTCGGGGGCCCATTGTTACTGAGGAGATGATGGATGAAGACAGGGCGACCGGTATGCCCGAGGAGATGGTTCAACAGGAATATTATTGCTTTAAGCCCGAGGCGCCTGTTGTTACTACAGTAGGCATCAAGCCTATCGGCCAGATAGAGCCTGGGGACCTTGTGCTTACTGACAAGAATAGGTATAAGCCAGTTAAAAATATTATCAGTAGACCGTATAGCGGGGAATTAGTAAGAATTAAATCTTACGGTAATAATGACGATATTATTTGCACACCAGAGCACCCGATTAAATTGGTAGACAAATCTACTCAAACGTATAGATGGGAACAAGCTCAGAATATACAGATAGGCGATAGGTTAACTTTTCCACGAGTCAATCTTGGTAAAAATCCTATTGTCAAAAAAGAAATGGCCCAGTTAATTGGCTGGTTTATTGCTGAAGGCTCAATTAGTAATAATCAAGTTAACTTTACTTTAAATATTACTGAGGTATCTTACCAGCAAGAGATTCAAAATTTACTAACTTCTCTTGGCTATGCCAGTAAGGTATATCTAAACAAAAAAGGCAATAGTCAAAATATAGTAGTTAATTCTGTGGAGCTCCAACAATTTTTAATTTCTACTTGTGGTTGTGGTGCTAAGTATAAGAAAATACCCTTTGGGCTTATCTCTAGCTATGAGAAAGAAGTTTTTGATTGTTTAATGAAAGGCGATGGTTGTATAAAGACCGAGGCTAGTCACAAAAGGCAACATTTGCTTTCTTACGCAACTGTCTCTCAGTCTCTAGCCTATCAAGTACAGTTGTTAGCTCATTCTCTAGGTTATACTGCTGGAATATCTAAGCGAGTAAGCTCACCAAGTCAAATACAGGGAAGAGCAATAAAACCTGGTGAGTATTACACAATTCAGATAAATCAGCCGAAAGAAGCCACTAAAATGGGTATACATAAGTATAGTGTGTCAGGTTATGTAAAAGAAATTACTAGAGAACAGTATACAGGTAGAGTGTATAATTTGTCTGTCCTAGGCGATGAATCCTATGTGGTGTGCGGGCGTAGTGTACATAATTGTTCCTTCGACGCCGCGATGGTGGGCTCCTATTACGGAGACCTGATGACGGCCGCCCGTAAAGAGGACCGTATTGGTGAGTTCCCTTATGATGAACGGTTCCCTGTACATACTTGCTGGGACCTTGGTAAGGCTGACGCTACTTCTGTATGGTTCATGCAGATTATTAATAAGAAGTTATACTGGATTGATTATCAGGAGTGGAAGGGTAAATCTTTCCAGGAGATTATTAAAGAAGTGAAGGAGAAGCCGTATGTATACGGAACGCACTTGGGACCGCATGACCTTAAGGTATCTGACTATACTTCTCGCCAGTCTCGATGGGCTATTGCAAAAGGTCTGGGTATACGGTTCAGTATCGTTCCGAAGTTATCCATCCAGGACGGCATTGATGCTGTTAGGAGAGTATTGCCGCGTTCTCATTTTGATAGAGAGAAGGCTGCTCAGGGGATTGCGTGCCTATGTCAATACCAGAAAACCTATGATGATGTACGGAAGATTTATTCGGACAAACCACTCCATAACTGGTGTTCTCATGGCTCTGACGCCTTCAGAACCTATGCTGTGGGTGCTCATTTCATTCGCGAGAATATTGAAGATGAGTTCAACTCTCCTGGAGTTGCTAAGGCAGATTACGACCTTTTCACACATGAGGGGGTTGACAAGAAATATATTGCTGGGTCGGATTATGATATAATGTAGCGGGTTAAGATGGAAATACTTAATGGTAATAAAGATAATATAGTAAGGCTCCCTGAAAGATACCAAGTTGATGGTTTTCAAGATATTCATAGGGGTTTTATATTACCGTGGTCCGATATAGATAGGTCTGAGGTTAAGATATTCAATTTTACTGATGAGGATACAGGTGAAAATGTCTCTTATTATGTAGTACGGGTAGACCTTAAAGGTGGCTCACGTATTTATATAAAGGCTGATACTGAGGACGAAGCTTATCTTATAGAACGTGACCTAAATAAGATTAGAATGAATGAGCTTAACAGAGTATGATATTATAATATTATAGGTTAATTAGTTTGATTAAGGGAGATAAATAATGGGTTCACCTAAACCTAAACCACAACCTTATCAGCCACCACCAGCTCCCAAACCTCCGAAGAAAGATACACAAGTCCAAGAGGAGGTTGCTGAAACTTCAAGGGTCGCTCGTCAAAAACGGCGTTTTGCAGGCGGTTATCGTTCCACTATACTTACAGGTGGACTCGGTGTATTAGATGAGGCTAGTACAAGGCGAAATACGTTAGGATAAATATATGATAAGTAATAAACAGCTTAAGTTCCATATAAAACGACAAAAGGAACTCCGTGCTGGTAGAAGTAACTGGGATACAAATTGGCAAGAACTCTCAACCTATCTAGCTCCGGGGCGTATTACTGTTAATTATAAAAGGTCCCCTGGTTCAAAGACTAAGACATTATATGACCATACTGGAGCACTTGCTGCCCAGAGACTTGCTGCTGGATTATACTCTCGTACAGTTAACCCTGCATCAAAATGGTTCTTTCTTGGTCCTGACGAACAAAATCAAGAATTATTATATATTCCTCGTGTTGCTACCTGGCTGGATAATGCTCGGGATACGGCTCAAGCAACTATGAATAAAAAAGCTGCTGGGTCGTTTTATCAAATCTACTTAGACCTGGTTACCTTGGGCTCGGCTGTTCTGTTCATTGACGAGGTTCCTCTTAAGGGGCCTCGTTATTTTACTTATCCTATTGACCAGATAGATATTGCTGAAAATGCTGAAGGTATAGTTGATACAGTTTATAGAAGTTACAAGATGGCTCTAAGGCAGATTGAGCAAGAGTTCCCTGATACAGTTGGACAAATTAAGAAGTATGCTGAGCTTATAGATAAGGAACCAGATAAGCAATATGATATTATGCACGCTGTATTTCCACGTACAGACCGTGACCCTGATAAGTATGATAATGTTAATATGCCTGTAGCCTCAGTTTATATATTAACTGAGGAAAATCTTGTACTTCAAGAATCAGGCTATCCTGAGATGCCTTATATAGTACCACGTTTAGAGGTCCTATCTGGTGAAAAATATGGTAGAGGTCCTGGAAATATCGCTCTTCCTGAAGTCAAATCTCTTAATGAGCTTCAAAAAGTCCGCTTAGATAATGCCCACCTTAAGAGCAGGCCACCTCTTGATGTACCTCTTCATGCGTATGTCAACCCGCTTCACATGATTCCTGGTTATAAGAACCTTAACCAAGACGAGAGTGGCAAGATTGCGAAGCCTTTGCATGTGGCTGGTGACCTCAGCTATCAGACAGCTGATATTAAAGAATCCCGTGCGATTATTAAAGAGATGTTCTATAATGACCAGCTCTATCTCAGAGAAGGGCCTCAGATGACAGCTACTGAAGTTAGAGAACGTATGGACCTCCAAATGCAACTTATGGGTCCATGGCAAGGTAGATTAGAACCTGAGTTCTTCGAGCCTGTTGTTGTACGTACCTTAGGCATATTGATGAGACAGGGAATTATACCTCCACCTCCTGAAGAACTTATCGAGGTTGAGTATGACCACATGGCTAAAGCTTGGACACCTACAGGTGAAACAAAGAATATCAAGGTTATTTATGACTCACCACTTGCTCGGGCACAGCGGCTTGCTGATGTAAGTGTCATAGATAATACGAAAAACTCCTTGGCCCTGATTTCATCTGTTAATCCTGAAGAGGGAATGAGAATTTCTCAACACTTTAATCTAGCTCAAATGGAAATTGATAGAGCTCGCGCCCTCGGCTTACCTAACAAATATATCAAGCAACCAGAGCAAGTTCAGGCTGAAGAGGGTGCTGCTGCTCAGAAACAACAGCAAGCTGAAGCACTTACTGTAGCTAAAGAGGGTTCTGAAGCACTTAAAAATATTAAAGATGTTCCTGGTGGTGGTAAGGTAACAAAAGATATACTTGCTAAGTTGGCTGCAATGGGAACTTAAGAGCATATTTACCTTGTTGTACGGTTGCGTTATGATAAAAACGTACAATATTGAGGAAAGACTATATGGGATTTAAGATATTTGATTTTTTGAACAGAAATCAACAGGACAAGTATGATAAGCGCATAGCTAGATTATATAAAGAAGTATTTAATTCTGATGCTGGTCAGGAAGTTTTAGCTGACCTTATTATGCACAGCCACGTATTAGAGTCCACTGAAGGTGACCTTATTAAAGAAGGTTGTCGTAAAGGGACTTTACGTATATTAGGTATACTTAATTATGACCCTAAAAAACTTCAGAAAATGACAAAGAAAATGACTAGTGTAGAAGAAGAATTAGAAGATGAGGACGAATAATGAACTATGACGGAATTTTCAAAAGAAAAAGAGGTATGCTGCTCTGGGCCTATAACAACCCTCCAGGTGATGGCAATAACCCTGGTGACGGTGGTGGCGGTACTGACCCTGGTAGTGGTGGCGGTGAGCCTAACCCACCTGGCGAAGGAGCTCCAGGAGACGGAAATACTCCTCCAGCAGACGATAAAGGAACTGGGGGAACTGGAGACAATAGCGATTCTGGAGACTCCGACGACTCGTTAAACATTAAATATGGAGATGATACTCCCATAGACAAGTTTCTTGAAGCCTATCCACAATTTAAGGATAATGGTTCTATTAAACGTTATAAGAATGTTGGTGAACTCCTTAAAGGCTTTACTGAGCTTGATTCTAAAATGGGTAATATGATTGCTCTTCCAGGCGAGGATGCTTCTGACGAAGAAAAGAATGCTGCTATGGATAAAATATTCCAGAAGCTTGGTAAGCCTGAGTCAGCTGACAAGTATGAACTTTCAAGTGATGTCCCAGATGGACTTCAGTTTAATGAAGAGTTACAAAAGGACTTTAAACAATTTGCTCATGAGAATAATTTCACTGCTGCTCAAGCCGCAGCAGCTCAGAAATTTTGGAATGATAAAATGGGCACTACACTTGAAGAGCATCAACGAAATCAACGTATAGCTGAAGAAACCAATGCTCAAACTCAAGCTAAAGAACTTAAAGGTATGTGGGGTTCTGAATACAAAACTAGAACCCAGATAGCTATCAACACAGCAAAAAGTTTACTTTCTCAAGATATGCTTGATTACCTTGATGAAACAGGTCTTGGTAACAATGCAAAATTTATCAGAGATATGTATAATATAAGTAAGAAATTCTCCGGCGACGGTCCACCTAAAGGACCCGGTGGCGGTGGTGGTGGAGAGGATTACGATTCTCTCACATCTGAAGCCATGTCAATTAAGAAAGAAAAAGATTGGCATCTTGACCCAGTCAAGAAAAAACGAGTCCAAGAGATAGACACGAAACGTGCGGAGTTAAGATTCGAGAAACCAAAACAACAGTAGTAGACGAGGCACCCGGGGTCACCGGTCTCAGACAGCTACTATCGTCACAGGAAGAGTCCGAAAGGGCACCTCGAACTGGTGACATAAGTATGGTGTACAGTTAGATGATAGTAAAAGGAGACTCAAAATGTCTGATACAATTCCTAACAGTTTTAAGGTGGCCTTCGACGATGAGTGCAAACTTGTCTATCAAGACAGCGGCCAAAGAATGAAAAAGGTTGTTAGAACGGAAAAATCTGATGGTTCTACATATACCTTCCAACTCTTAGGTAAAGGTGAAGCTAGTCAAAAAGCTAGAGGAGCCCAAATTCCTAGGATGAATTTAAACCACACCGCTCCAACAGCTACTCTCGGCAAATGGTATGCTTCTGAGCCTATCGATGACCTCGATAGATTAGTTCAATCTTATGATGAGCTTAAGAAGCTAGCTAGTATTTGTACAATGGCTGTCGGTAGAGCTGAAGATACTATAATTAAGAATGCTATCGTTGCAGGTGCTGTGGGCGCTGGTAACACAATCGACCACAACTCACTTGGATGGACCTTAGTTAAAGCCAAAATGCTCCATAGGGCCTTTGGTCAAAACTTTATCTTTGATTCTGGTATGGGTAACAACGTTGTATTCGTCACTTCAATGGGTTTTGAAGACCTGTTAAGTATTGACGGATTCTCTAACGCTGATTACATGGGACAAGAAGAAATGCCTTTCAAAATGTCCGGTCTTCAAGGTAAGAGATGGATGGGATTTGAATGGTATACATGGGATTCACTAACCCATAACTCTTCAACTCACGTAACAACCAACGTCGCATTCAACTCAGAGTGTGTAGGTTATGCTCACGCGGCTGACATTATCACTAAAGTATACAATAATGATGATACTGATGAGACTGTTGCTATGGCAAAAACCTACGGTGGTGCAACCGCTATTGATACAGATGGTCTGATGGTAATTTATACCTACGAACCAGACTTAACTGAATCAGGAACATAATGGGATGGCCGGTAATCCCGGCCTTTTCCCTTAACAAACAACAAGTAATAGTAGATAAGTAATAAAGGAGGCCCTCATGGCTTTTAATATGGAAAAATTGGATATAATCAAACAGTTCCATGGCGGTGAAGCATTGTGTCTTTATAGAAATGATTCTGACACACTTGCCACTATCATGGCATCTGGGTACTTTGATGATGCTGCAAATTACCTAGCTTCTGGAAGCTTGATTATAGCAACAGCATCAGACAACTATAGCATACTCAAGGTTACTAATACAGCTGATGTAATTACTACAGAGGGTGTTACAGCAACTGTAGCAGAACTTAATGCAGTAGCGGATGTTTCTGGTAGAATAGTTAATGTCACAGACGACTTAACCATGACTGCTGCTCTTCACGGTGGAAGAATCATAACTGTCAATAAAGATGACGGAGCTACAATCACTCTTCCCGCAGCTACCGGTTCCGGACAGAAGTATGAGATTTATGTAGGAACAACTATTACTTCTAGTAACCTGATAATAGAAGCTGCTTCAGCTGATGACAGCTTCACCGGATTTGCCTACGGCGTAGATACCGATGCTGAAGGCGATACAGGATATACCTGGAACGCTGATGCTAATGATGACACTATCACTATGGATGGTGATTCTAGAGGCGGCGTAGCTGGTGACAGAGTAGAGATTATAGATATAGCGGACGGCATATTTGCTGTAACTGCTCATATAACTCAGTCTGGTGGCTCAGAAGTTACACCATTCAGCGCTGCTGTATCCTAAGATAACAGCTAGTTAATAATAGTAATAAACCCCTGTCCGATTCGTACAGGGGTTTATTTATTAAACATATTAACTGATTCGGTAGTCCGTGCTATAATAATATTAAGAAACAAGGATTATGGTAGTGAAAATAGCGATAATAGGAAATCAAATCCTCAATAGTGGACCAATTCCTCCCGGCTATACAAAGTGGGGTTTTAATAGACAAATAAAAGAAGCTGATTATTGGTTTGATATTCATAGAAAAACCTGTGAGCATCTTACAGATAAGTCTGACTATGGAAAATTTATAAAAGAGAAAGGGAATAAGGCTTTTCTTTCTTTTGATAACCCTAATTTCCCGAAAGCTGAACATTTCCCTTGGGAGCAGTTGGTTTATAAGCATGGAGCTTTATTCACAAATTCAGTCGATTGGTTAATGGCTTATGCCATCACATTAAAACCTAAGGTAATACTTCTTTACGGTATAACAATTCACCCAGAAGATAATCACGCTTTTTGCCGCCCTGGTAATGAATACTTTATAGGTTTCGCAAGAGGACAAGGTATTGAAGTAATAATTCCATCAACCTCTTGGCTCTGTCGACCTGAATATATTACCCCCGAGTATTATATAGGTCTTGACCATGGTAGGGGTATTTATGTTAGTGAGGATGCACTAGAACAGACAGTATTATTTAAAAATAAACAGTTATATGGAATAGAAAATTAAGGAGAAAATTATGGTATTACAGAATGCAAGAAAAGTAGCTAATCCAACACATCTTATTTCAGTAGCACAAAATACTCATTATGGAGTATATTCAATTCAAACTACTCAGCCTGAGGAAATTATTGATGACCCTAGGTTTTTAGGCAAATGTTATCAATTTTTAAAACCTCTTGATAGAGTACAAGTTATAGATAGGGATGCTCAAGTAATATATGAGTATATTATGAAGAGCTTTGACTCTGTTAAGCTTTTAGCTGAAAAAATAAAATTATCTAAAATAGATTTAATGAGGGGCGAAGTTACTTATTATACTAATATGGCAGTTGGTCCTCAATATGTTCAAACAGGTGAAGAATATTCACAGGCGCCTGAATCATTAAAACTTCCTCCTGTAAGTAAACTTGCCAAGGTTAATGAAGACGAAGATGAAGAAGATGAAGGTAACGAATAATGGTTGTAGACGTTAGCTCAAGCTTAGATATAATGAATAATGCGCTTATCCTTTTGGACCAGTCGCCAATGGATTCAGCTGAGCTTACGGCTAATACAACGAAGACAGCTAAGGCTTGTAACATTAAATGGCCCACAACAAGGAACAGTTTGCTTAGACTTCATCCCTGGAATTGTGTTCGTGATAGGCAAGTACTTACTGTAGATGAGACAGCTCCAGCTTTTGGTTATTCCTATAGATATGAGCTACCTGATGGTACAGGTACGCCACCAAAATGTATTAGACCATTAGCTATTCAATATGAACAAGATGGGCATTATTTTCCTTTTGCATCAGGAACATTTGGTGGAGATATTCCTCTTAAGTATTCTTTTGTAATTGAAAACAGTTATCTTCTTACCAATACTCAAGGTACCACACTTAATAGAGATGAAACTGAAGGAATAAATCTTGTTTATACTTTTTTACCTAAAAGTGATGCTGTAGCTGATTATGATGATACACTTATAGAACTTATGTATTATAAATTAGCCTCTGAGATTGCTTTTACTGTAACAGGTAGCAGAAATCTCGGTTTAACTTTTAAAAAGGATTTTAAAGAGTTATTAAAAGAGGCTAGAGCTATTAATGCTCAAGAGATTGCTCCGGGTATTCCAGTAGGTGCTGTTCTTGGAGCATATTCTGGTTTATCTTATACAGGCGCTTCGGAGACTTGGTAAATGAGAATACATCCTGGAATAAATATATTTAATACAGGAGAAGTTACTCCATTAATGTATCATAGAAGAGACTTTAAAAAGTTTCCTTCTTCTTGTGCTGTGATGGAAAATTGTATACCACTTATTTATGGCCCTTTTATGAAACGTTCAGGAACTAAATATGTAGCTGGCGCTAAAAGTGATACAACTGATGCTTTATTAATTCCTTTTGTTTTTAGTGAGACACAATCCTATATAATTGAACTTGGTCACTATTATGTTCGTTTTTATACTAATGAGGGTCAAGTGGTAAAGACTCTTGCAACCACGGATGCTTGGGTTACTGGAACAAATTATATTAATGGTTACAGCTATGTAAAAGAAAGCGGAACTATTTATAGATGTGCTGAAACACATACATCTGGTACTTTTGCTGATGACCTTGCTGCAGGTAAATGGACAGAACAGTCTATTTATGAAATACCTTCTCCTTATGCTGCTGCAAATTTAACTGATTTAGATTTTGAACAGAATAATGATATTTTATTTATAACTTATAGTGGTTATAGACCAATGAAGCTTTCTCGCTATAATCATACTAAGTGGGTTATGGAAGAGGTTGCTTTTAAAGATGGACCATATATGCCAGAAAATACAAATGATAGTTATAAGCTAGCTGCTTCTGCCGCTACAGGTAATATTACTATTCAGGCTACTGGTCATGGACCATTTACATCAAGTGATGTAGGTAGACATGTATGGATTAGTGATGGAGGCTCACCACCAACTATTGGTTGGGCTAAAATTACAGCATATAATGATTCTGGTAATGTTGACGCAACAGTACAGAGAACAATGCCTATAGGTAATCAAACTAAATGGCGTCTTGGACATTATTCTGATGGGCGTGGTTGGCCTTATACAAATGGTTTTCATAGTGGTAGACATTATTATGGTGGAACAGATTCTGACCCAGGTAGAGTTGATGGTAGTGTTCCAGATGATTATGAAACATTTTCACCTGTAGACCAAGTTACTGGAGACCAAACCGATGCTTCAGCAATTCAAGCACCAATTTCAACAGGTAAATCTAATATAATTAAATGGCTTCTATCTATGGAAACATTGTTTGTTGGAACACTAGGTAATGAGGTTGCCTTTGAAGCTGAGGGTGGTGATACTGCTTTTACACCTACTAACTATGTTGTTAAAGAGATTTCTCAACATGGCTCAAAGAAACTTAAACCAATTAAACTAAATAATACTGGAATCTTTTTGCAAAAAGCTGGACGTAAATTAAGAGAAATTACTTATTCCTTTACAGACGATAAATATATTTTCCCAGACTTATCTGTATTTGCTGAGCATCTTACTTATGGTGGAATTAAACAAATTGCTTATCAAGAAGAACCTATTTCTATGTTTTGGATAGTAAAAGAAAATGGAGAACTAGTTTCCTTTGCTTATGATAAAAGGCAAGAAGTTATTGCTTGGGGTAGACATCAATTAGGTGGTAATTTTGTAAAGGTCCTCTCTGCTGCCGCAATACCTCATCCTACTGAAAATAGGGATAGAGTCTGGTTATTGGTTGAAAGATATATCGACGGTGGACTTAAACGCTATGTAGAATATTTTGAGTCTGAATTTGATACTAACACAGACCAAGAAGATGGTTATTTTGTTGATTGTGGAGCTACAAGAGATGTAACACAAGATATTGAAGATATTGAATGGGATGCTATTAATAGCGTTACAAATATAACAATTACCGGGCATGGCTTATCTACAGGCGATACTGTTATATTTAGAGATATTCTTACTTATGTAGGTACAGACTATTCTGAGTTAAATGGAAATAGTTATGAGATTACTAAAGTAAATAATGATACTTTTTCTATAGAAGTAGATTCTAGTAGTTATACAGAGTATAACACAAATCAAAATGGTACTATAAGCTCATTTATTTCTGAGATAACTAGTGGCTTAGACCATCTTGAAGGCGAGACTGTTGATGTAGTAGTTGATGGTGTACCTCAAACACAGAAAACCGTAACAAATGGTGAAGTAGAATTAGATAGTGCTGGAGCAACTATACATATTGGACTACCTTTCTCAGCCTATTGGAAATCTTTAAGAATGATGAAAGATATGGGGGATGGTTCTCACTCAGGAGCACGCCACCAAAAAATACATGCTATAGATATAGATATATACAAAACAAGCTATGCTAAATATGGTACAGAAATAAATGGTGTAGAAGAATTAGTTGAATTACCTATTGGAAATTCAAATTATGCTTTATCAACTAAAAAAGTAACAACTGATTTTGGCGGTCGTTGGGGTAAAGAACCACAAGTTATTATTAAAAGTGATAAGCCAACACCTTTATGTATTCAAGAAGTAACCCCGTTAGTGAGTGTGAATTAATATGAAAAAGAAATTAGAGATAGTCAAAACAATTCCACAACATTTTAAAGATATTGAAATACAAGAAGCTCAAGCATTTTGCAGAGAACCATTCGAAACTAATCCTAATTATGCTATACTATTGTGCGAGCAAGGTTTTACACGTACAGGTATAGCTGAAGATGGAACAATAGTAGGTATTATGGGCTTATTATTTAATCATGCTAATAGTGCTAGTGGTTGGGGTATATTAAGTCCTCATTTTAAAAAGTATATTAGACAAGCAATCCCTGCAGTAAAAGAAGTTCTTGCGAGCTATTCACACATAAACCGTATTGAAGTAAGCGCCTCAGTAAAATTTCCAGAAGCTCACAAACTTCTCACAAAATCTTTTGGTTTTAAACCAGAAGCTATATTGGAAAAATATGATATATTAGGTCATGACCATATTCTATATACCCGTATAGCTAATTCAATTGAATGGGAAATGAAATAATGAAAGTATGTTCTAAGTGTAAAATTGAATATCCTGAATATAGTAAAGTAAAAGATGTTCTTCGCAATAAACGTGTTAAAAACGTCACACCTTGTGATATAATAATTAAAGAGCAAATATTGGAAATACTTACTATAGAAGAGCATAAAGAAAAGCATAAATTGAGGTATAACTAGATGGCCGACCCTCTTACCTTGTTAATTATAGGCGGCATTCTCGCTGTAACAGGAACCGCAGTATCAACTGGGGTTGTTGCTCATCAAGCAAATGAAAGTCGCAAATATCAGCAAGAGGTTCTTGACAAACAAAGACTTGTTGCTGAAGAGAATGCTGCATTAGCTAGGCAACAAGCAGATGTTAAAGCTTGGGAAGTCAAACGTCAAGCACATAGGTTTAGAGCCACCCAACTTACGAAAATGGGGGCTTCTGGCGTAGGTATGGAAGGCAACTTCTTGGACTTAGTAGGTCAATCTGCTGCAGACCAAGAATGGGATATTTTAAATACTAAATATGAAGGTAAATTAACAGCTCGTCAACATATGATACAAGCAATGGGTGCTCAAGACCAAATAGATTTACTTGATAAGCAAATGCAGAATCCATGGCTTGAGAGTGGTATTGCGGGAGCAACTACTGCAGGCTCAACGATGTTCTCTATTGCTGGTTCCGGCGTTGGTAGCGGCTCAGGCGGCTCAGGCGGTGGTTCCGGTGGAGGCGGCTCAGGCGGTGGTTCCGGTGGAGGCGGTAGCTAATGGGAATTAAATATTATACTCCTCAAACAACAGTAGGTATAGGACAAGGTGCTGCTACCTATCCTACAACAAGAAAAGGTGTCTCAGGTTCAGCGGTTGCTATGGGTCATTTAGCTCAAGGTTTTGCGGCCTTGGGTAAATCTGCTGCTCAATATGGAGCTCAATTAGAAAAACGCAGAAATTTAGAAGAAACATCTAATGCTCAAGTAGAATTTATGACTCAGCTAGATAAACAAACAGCTAATTATCTTAGTGATACAGAATTTGAGGATTTCGAGACTTATACAGGACAGGCTAAAGACCAATTTGACAATCTTTTAACAACTACCTCACAAAGAATAACAAACCCTCAAATAAGGCAAGAATTTGTCAATAAAATGAGACTAGCTAAAGAAGCGCAGTATGTAGATAAAATTGCTTCACAAGGTAGACAATTATCTGAATCTCATTTTAAAGCTAGTGCTCAGAGAGATATAAATCAAATAAATTCTCTTTTACAGAACCCTGATTCTATGCTTTCTTATGAAGAGGCTGTTACAAACCTTGCTGATAAGATAGAGCAATATTCAGAAGGCCAAGAGGTTTCCGAGGAAGTTAAGGAACAGTTCTATAAAGAAGAGCAATTAAAGATGATTTTGTCCCATTCCTATGGGCAAATAGAGAAAGACCCAATTGCTTATAAAAAAGCCTTACTAGGCGATTATAATACTTTCTTACAAGAACGAGGTTATGATATTGAAGGTCAACCTGATGAGGAAGTTCTAAAGGAATTTTTTGAATCTGAGCATGCCCCTAATTTTGCCCGTGAGATGCCTCAGCATATTAGAGCTCGTTTATTAGGCGCTGCTGATAATAAGATTGCTGCCCTTCGTAAAAAAGCTGAGAAAGCTATGAAAGAGCAAGCCGTTATTGATAGGGCCCTGTTTGATAAGAACAATGAGCTTCATCTTATGAGTATAGAAAATGAAGGTAAACCTATACAACCCAATTATATTCCTCGGGTCATGGGTGATACTTCTAATATACTTGGAGAAAAATACAACCTTATTAATAAAGTAGCTAACGAGGCAGGAATAGACCCTATTCTATTTCTTTCTATGCTTGAACAGGAATCTGGTGCTTCTCATATTACTAAAGATGGTAAAATTATTACTTCTAAGGTTGGGGCTCTTGGTATAGGACAATTAATGCCGGCTACAGCCAAAGGTTTAGGGGTAGACCCTCATGATGAAGAAGATAACCTCCGAGGCGCTGCTAAGTATTTAAAACAACAATTGGCAACTTTTGGTGGCGATGTTTCCAAAGCTATTGCTGCTTATAATGCTGGACCAGGCGCCGTTAAAAAATACAAAGGTATTCCTCCATATGAGGAAACTCAGAAACACGTGAAAAGTATAATGGCTAAGTATAAAAAGAACTTAGCTGAGTACACACCTGAATTAGCTGGCACATCTATGCAAGAACAAGCTTATAATATTACTTTAGCTGAAACGGGTTCTGAAGCTCAAGCAAAAGTTGCTGCAATGAAACAACGAGACAAAGAAGTAAAAGCTGAATTAACTTATCAAATAAAGCAAGAAATAGGTGCCTTATTTACTGAAGGTGACCTAAGAGGCTTCCTAGAACAATACAAAGCCGAAGTAGCTCAGATTCCTGCTAATGACCCAAGAAAGGCCGTCTTCTCGGACAAGTTGAAATTAGCTGAAGCTCAAGTTGAGTCAAAAATAAAAGAAATGAAAAAGGACCCTGCTGCTTATATTGATAAGTATGCAAATGTAGTTGATGGTTTAGAAGGTGCTACTCGTTTTGAAGCTCGTCGAGTTGGACAACGCGCAATGGGTATTCCTGACGGTGGGGTTAAAGTTCTTACTAAAGCGGAACAAAACTTTTTTACACAAAACATCCTTGAACAAGATAATCCTGAAGCACGTATAGAAACTATAAGAGGATTACAACAAATAGTTGGACCAGAAAACTATGGCTTAGCTATTAGACAACTAGCTAATGAAGAAGACGCTCTTCATTCAGCTTATTGGATGCTTCCTCAGTTAGATGCTATTGGTAGTTCTGCCTCAAATCAAATAGCTAAGGCTTTGACTTATTTTGATACTAAAGAACTTAAGAAGATAAATACAGAAAATGAATTTGTAGATAGAGATTTATTAAATAAGCTCAATAGTAAATTAGCACCATTGCTAGGTTCTAATATGCTTACTAGCGACCCTAGAGCAGCTAAGATGTTTAGGGACACAGCTTATTTATTGGGTAGATATTATATAGCTACTAGTAATGCTAGTGACAATGAAGTAGCTGATTTAGTAAAAAAACAATTAATGGATGATTCTTACCATATAGTAGATTCTGGTTTTTGGACTGACAAGAATATTCTTATTTCAAAAAATCAAGAGGATAACTTAGACCCAGTTCCTATACAAAAACTATTATCAAAATATAGGGAAGTGCCTTTCCAAAAAGAAGATTTACTTTTTTTAGATGATGTTATTCAAGCTGAATTAGAAATAGGTCAAGATATTTATGAAGAGTATAGGGATATGTATAATGAGAACTTTTTAGATATAGTTAATGAGAATATTACCTATATCCCTACTGTTACAGGAACAGGTGTTTATGTTGGATACAAAAGCCCTACTATGTTAGATAAAACTATCCTCCTTTACGATAAGAATAAAAAACCTATCTATATAGATTTTAATAAGGGTCAAAAAGTTATTCAGGAAGCTGACGCTTATACCCCACCTACTCATAAAGAAGTAACTACTATGGTAGGCAAAAAATCGAAAACATTAACTAGTCAATTAGATAAGCATAAAATGAGAGAAGATTATTTTTCTCAAGCAATACAGGATTTTAGATAATGCCTTCATTATTCCCAGAAACAAATATAGAAAATGTGTTTTCCCCTTCTGGCTATTTAAAGCAACAGGAAGAGGAGCCACTTACTAAAGGTAGATTATTTGATATTTCTGCTGATGAAGCACAGTTAGATTCCCCTACTGCTTCATTATTTAGGATGCATGATATGGCTGAAATAAGTCGTATTGCTCAAGGTACTGAAACTTATGAGCCAGCTAAAGCTAATGAATTATATAAGAAGTATGGTCTTAACTTTAATGAGCCTATAACAAAAATTGAAGCTGATTATATGGCAAGACAGAAAATGCGTGAGTATCAAGCAAGACAGGCACTTGCTCGGAGTGAGGGGGATTTTATGAGCGGGGCAGCATCTTTTGGTGGGTCTATTTTTGGTTCATTTATGGACCCTATAAACATTGCTGCCTCTGCTATTCCTATTACAAAATTATTTCCAGGAATGAAAGCTATGCACGCTACGGGTTCAGCTTTTAATAAAATGAAACTAGGCTTTGTAGATGCTGCTATAGGTAATGCCATAGTTGAGCCACTTGCTGTAGGTGCTGCAACTATGGACCAACGGGATTATACTGTAACAGATGCCATGACAAATATATTTATTGGCGGCTTACTTGGTGTAGGTATTACAGGTCTTGGTGAAGGTGTTCGTTATTTATCTCGAGCAAATAAATTCAATGCCTTAGCTACTGGTTTAAAAGAATATTCCAATAGCCAAATACCTACAGCAAAAGACGGAATTATAGACACTAGTCCTCAGGCCTCGCGCTTCACTTTCGAAGATTTAGTGAATTTAAGTGATGATATGTTACAGGTTAATAAATCGGATGCTGCTGAATATAGGGTTCAATTAAAAGATGATGGTCCGTTAGGTAAACTTATTGGTATAGGCGATGATTTGCAATCAGCTAAACAGGACCTTAAACAGCAATATGGTGTTTTATTGGATAATGATATTCTTTCTAAAGGCTACGACACTAATACAGTTGCTACTAAGATAGAGTCTACTTTATTTGAACACTTCCCTAATTTAGACTCTGAAGATTTAACTAGAATGTTAGATACATTAGGTCCAAGAGAAGATTTATTAGACTTTGTTTATAGAGAAACTAATGGACTTAAAGACTTGGATACCTATGTTAAAAATCTTAAAGTCAAAGAAGGCGCTAGAGCTAAAACAACAGTTAAGAGAATAGCAAGGGCCTTAGAAGAAAGAATTGAAGATAAAGTCCAAGAGGTCGCGGTTCGAACTGAGGCCCGTAAGTTACTTTTGCAACGTAGTAAGCGAGGTAGTGTAAAAGAATTACTTCGTATGGCTAGAGGAGAAGAAAAAGAATTATTTACACCTGAAGTAAGGCAACAACGTCTCGAAGAGCTTCAAACTAAACGTGACAAAGCTTCTGGAGCTCTTGAGGACTTAAATGCTCAAATGCGTCAACTTGAGGAAGATTTTGCTCTTAAACAAAAACAGCTAGATAAAACTAATAAATTAGCTCGCCGCGAAAAATTAAAGTCTGAAATAACTGACATAAGTCGCGCCATTAATACGCTACAAAACGATATTACTACGGCCCGAAACTTATCGAACTTAGACCCAGAGGCTACACTTAAATCTAGGCAAGATAGAATAGGTGCTATGAAGTCTGTTCTGGAAGACTTGCAAAAAGATGCCCGGACAGTCGATGATATTCGTAATATAATAGAAGGTAAGAAAAAGCCGCGGCATGAATTAAATCAACCTGAGACTGTTGCTGAATTTAATGATTATTTATCTCAGGCACAGGAAACAATAGAGGTTGAGAGTGCTGAAGTAACTGAGTTAGCTAATAATATCCAACGACAAGTAGAAGATATTAAGGAAGATAATATCTATAGTAAACTTGGTGCTGAACTTGAAAAAGAAGTTAACGAGATAAATGAGGAATTTGATAAAGTAAGTAAGGACCTTAAGAAAGATTATCAAGATTACCTCGATTGTAGAATTGTAGAAGGAATAAGTAATGCCAATTAGTAAAAAGAATTGTTATACCTCATTTAAAGCAATTGCTGCTAAGTATATGGCGCCTGAAGATGTTGGCTCTTTCATACAAGAACACGCTATGCTGGTTAAAAAATTACAGAAGGAAAATAGCTCCCTTAACCTCGAGCGTGCTGAAGCAAAAGCAGGTGAACAACTACTTAATAAGATAGAACAACAAGCATTACAAATAAAGAAAAACAAACTTTTCAGCATGCAGAAAAAACTAGAAATAATTAAGTATGTTACTGAAACATATAAAGATAGTCCTATAGAAGGTATAAATGCTTTTCTTGCAGGTGCTGGCGGGGATATAAATGCTATGTTTAAAGGTTCTAAAGGTTATGTAGAAGGTTCTATGAACTCCCTAGCTTCCGAAGTAGACTTACAACAAAGTAAAGCAGTAGGAGCTTATTATACAGAATTAAAAGATGCTAATGTATTCCAAGAATATGTTTCTGGTAAACTAGACAAACATATTATAGATGAGTTAATTGCCCTACAAAAAAATAGACCTCTTGGACAATCAGGTTCTCAGAGTGCTCGGAAAATAGCTGAAGTTCTTAATAAACACAGTGAAATATGGAGAAATAAATTAAATGAATATGGTGCTGGTTTAGAGCCCGAATTTACTTCTATATTAACTATATCTCATGATGTACCTAAACTTGAATTAAAAGGTTCAACTAAAGCTGAATCTAGGCAACACTGGATAAATTTTGTTAAACCTTTACTTGACTGGGATAATATGATTGGTGCTGAAACACCTGATGAATTTCTCTCTGGTATGTTTGATACACTATTATCCGGTAAACATCTTGATTATGAAAATCCTTTAAGTGAAAGATTAACCACAACTCTGGCTGAAAGAATGAGATCCAAGAGGTTTTTAAAATTTAAGGATGCTGATAGTTATATGAAATATAATAAGGAATATGGCTATCATAACTTAAGAGAATCTTTCCACTATGGGCTGATGAATATTTCAAGTAATTTTGCTTTAACTAAGAGACTTGGGGTTAGTGCTAGACATACGTTATTATCTGCCATTAAAGATATAGCTCAATTATACTCTCGTAGTGATGATTTAAAGGCCATTAGAGCTTTTAGAAATACTGGGCCGGAAGGTATACCTGAATCAAGTAAACATCTTATAGCAGAGATTTTTGGTGATACTAAACGTCCAGTTAACCACGCATTATCTAAATGGGCTGCTACATTGAGAAATATAGAAAGTATGGCTAAATTAGGTATGGCTACAATTTCTTCTTTCTCCGATATTCATAATGTAGCCTATGAAGCAGTATTCCAAGGTAGAAATTATCATCAACAATTATTCGGTACAGTAAATAATTTAGTTAAGAATCTTGCGGGAGTTAAATCAGCTGAAAGGCGTAGGATTCTTAATTCCATAGGTATATTTTCTGATTCAATTCCAGGCCTTATTGTGGAACGTTATGGGATGGATAGTTCTACTCCAGGCTTTTTATCTAAACAGCTTAGAACCTTTTTTAATATAAATGGTTTAAGATGGTGGGCTGATGGTATAAGAGAGTCTTCAGCAATGGGTTTACTTAATTATCTAGGCCAGCACGCGTCAGAAAAAACCTCTTGGCTAGGTCTTCCTGAACCAACACGTCAATTATTAAAATCCTATAGTATCAATAAAAAAGAGTGGGATATATTATTACAAGCAGGTGTAGATACTCTTGAAGGTAAAACTTTTCTTACTATAGAAAAATTACAAGAGCTTGGTGATGATTTGTTTGTAGATATAAAAAAAGAAGATTTTCTTGATAACTATAGAAGATTAATATTAGATAGGTCTAATAATGCTGCTATTTTACCAGGTGCTCATGAGAGAGCTTTATTTCGTAGAAGTACAAAACCTGGAACATATGACGGCGAATTTTTTAGAATGCTTGCACAATTCAAATCTTTTCCTGTAGCTATAATAAATAAAAATCTCAATAAGATGTTATATGCTAAAGGAGGAGCAAATAATGCAATAGACGCTTTTATGAATGGAAGTGCTGATAAATTAGGTCTTATAAATACTATATTAACTATGACTACTATAGGTTATGCGTCTATGACAATTAAGGACTATTTTAAAGGTAGAAACCCTAGAGAATTTAGTGCTGAGACATTAGGTGCTGCTATGATTCAAGGTGGTGCATTAGGTTTATATGGTGATTTACTTTTATCAGATGCCACTAAGTATGGAGGTAGATTTACAGATAATTTTGCTGATACACCTGTCGCAGGGCTTATAAATGATATTTATTCTGTAGCTCGTTCTGGCGAAGATTTTATGCCTACATTAGTAAAGCGAGGTAAAAACCATATTCCATATAGTAATTTATTCTGGACTAAGCCTATTGTAGATTATATGTTATTATATAGACTACAAGAAGAACTTGACCCTGGTTATCTTAGACGTATGGAGCGGAGGATTGAACGAGATAATAAACAGTCTTTTTGGCTTCAACCATCAGATGCAGTAAAGTAGCTAATGTAATGTAAACTTTATTTAACTTATGATAGTATTAGTTAAGTAGTAAAAAGGTTTACTATGTCTGAGTTAAGAAATAAAATATGGGATATGCACGGAAAAGTTTCATCTTTGGAGACTTGGGCTCAAGGTATGGATGAAAAGCTAGATACTGTTATTAAGGCTGCAGCTAATCCAAGTCGAAAGTGTAATGGTCTTCAGAAAGTGGAAAAGATTCTCATAGGATTGGAAGTCTTAGTTATTATTTCATTACTTTTAAACCCTACCACAGCTGCATTAACTAAACAGGTAATAGATTTAGTAAAGGCAGTTTCATAATGACTTTGATTTATGTACCAAAATATTACAATATTAAAGAGCTTGTTAGTCCAGTAGTATATAATAAATATGGAAATAGTGCTTGGATGTTTTTTCAAGGTGACCCTGAGTATCTTATGGACCTTGATTTTTTAAGAGAAGAATGGGGTTCGGGTATTTATCTTAATACTTGGGCTTTTCCTGGAGTAAAACCTTATAGAGATGAGGCGGCTTACAGATGTAATGTTGATGATATAGTACGTAAGAAACGTGGCCCTTATTGTAGTGGGCATACTATGTGTAAGGCTTTTGACCCAATGCCCGCAAATGGTCAGTATGAAAAATTTTGGCATTTTATATGGGCTTTAATAACAAATGGAAAATTTAAAAGGTTTAATCGTATAGAACATCATAAACATACAGTAGCTAAAGGTTATGTTCATATAGATAGTTTTAGTCCAAGTGGTAAGCCTGAAGTGTTTACAATTAAGTAAGGTCGAGTTATAATAAAAATAAAAGGAGGTAACATCATGGGATTTAATTTACAGGTAATTGCAAACTTATTAACAGCTGCTTATCCTATACTTAAATTAGCCGTAGACAAAATCTTTAATTCAACTACAGTAGATGAAAAAGCTAAAGAGGTCTTTGGTAAATTTGCCGAAGCTAGCAATGAAGCTATTGATAAAACTATGGAAGCTATCAAAATTGCAGAAGAAAATAGAAACCCTGTAACTGATGGTTTAGTTTTTAAATTTGGTAGAATGCTAAAAGCCTTTACAACAAAAGCAAATGGTATTGTTGCTTATATTGAAGAAAACTTCGGTGAAATTGATTTAGACCCATCTAAGTATTAATAAGGAGACGTCATGGGACGTATTATAGACCAAGACACTCTAGCATTACAAACACTTCAAGACTATATAATTATAGCTAATACAGCTAAAGATTATAAGATGAGTATTGAAGATTTTATTGATGTTATACAGCAAAAAATGGACTTTTCTATACCTACTGGTGTAGGAGTTACTATTAATGGGCAAAGTTACACAACAACTCAATTAGATAATGCTCGGGATATATTCTGTGATATAGTGCGTTTTGACCTTAAATGGGATGTAGTTGAGACAACAGCAGGAGTATATGATTGGACTACTTATGATACTCTCATAGATGAATTAAAATCAAGAGGACTTATACCATTTGCTATTCTTGATTATAATAATACGATAGCTCCTTATAGTGCTACTTCTGCAATGCATGGTATTGAAAATGCTACTCAACAAGCGGGGTTTGTGGCATTTGCTGTGGCGGCTGCTGATAGGTATAAAGATACTTTAATGATATTTGAAATCTGGAACGAACCTAACTTAGCTGCATTCTGGGCACCCGCTCCAGATGTTGATGCTTACTGTGATTTAGTTAAGGCGGTAGTCCCAGCTATGAAAGCTGCTGACCCTTATTGTATTTGTGTAGGACCTGCGGTAGCCTTTGTTGCTAATACCCACAGTTTTATACAATCCTGTGGAGATAACGGAATCTTTGATATACTAGATGCGTGCAGTGTTCACCCTTATAAAGACGCTGAACCAGAGGCAGGGGACGCTGAATATATTTACTGGATGTGCCAAACTGAAATTGATGATTCAGCTAAGCCTAACATGCCTATCATAGCAAGTGAAATGGGATACTCTGTCAATTGGACTAACGTGGACAATGAGACTAATAGAAAGAACTGGCTTGCTCGTAAGGTTCTTTATAATATGAAAATGAAAGATATATGGCCTTATAGTACAGTTCAGAATCAGATAATTTATTCTTTATGGAATAGTGAAGCTCTTCCAGGAGACCTTACTCACAATGGATTTGGTCTTTATGACTACGAGGGAAACATCTACGATTCTGGAACCTTCTTATCATGGGTACTGTATAATCTTCAAGGTTATACTTATTCAACTGATGTAAGTAATCATCTTTATTGTTTATCTTATGGGCCATTTGCAGAAAGTACATCTTATACTTGGAGAGGTGTAGGAAGCGCTACTTGGATTAAAGTGGAAAAAGAAAGTGGTACCTTTGATATTACTTCTGTTAAAATTACAGGTCCTGCTGACACAGAGGAAGCTCCTAAAGACTTTACTATTAAAGACGAGAGTGATAGTGTATTAGCTACATTTACTAGTGAGTCTTTTACTTCAGGGGAAGAACGAGAATTTACTTGTGTAGCTAATGGAATCTCTGCTATTAAAATAGATATTACAGATAATAATGGTGCTAATAACACAAGGATTGCCAAGATTGAATTAATGGATGGCACAACTTCTCTTGTTGGAGATAAGACTGAAGATGATGGGTCAGCTTCCGGTGATGAATCTGGATGGACCTCTTCTGCCAAAGACCAGACTAAGAATGACTACCACCTTAAGTTTACAGACGGACAGGGTGGTATTAAATATTGGTCATGGACTACAGGAGATGGACATTATGCTACCTTTGATGGTAACACAGAATATATTTATGAAACACCTCTCCTTACTCAATTAGCTACACCTGTTACAACTACAGGTAATCAAAGTATTTCTGGAACCAAAACATTTACAGGTACTGTAAAAATAGATGCTGAAAATGACGCTGTATTAGAAGGACAACCCATACATCTTACAATTCCTGTAGTCCTTTTAAATGATACTATAGTAGCTGGTAATTCAGAAGCTTTTTACATAGCACCCTTTAATATGACTGTTACAGGGGTAAGAGCTGCCTTAGCCGTAGCACAATCTAGTGGAGATATTGTTACTATCGATGTTAATGTAGGTGGAACATCTATACTATCCACTGAAATAACTATAGATAATGGAGAGAAAACAAGTGATACAGCAGAAACAGAACCAGTTATAGATACTTCAGAGGATACTATATCTGCTGGGGATGAGATTACTATAGACGTAGACCAAATTGGTGATGGAACAGCCAAAGGACTCTATGTACAACTAACAGGTTATATAACACCTTCAACATAAGGAGAATAAAATGAGCGGTAAAGGACGCAACCAAACTGAAACAGAGTTCATGAATCAAGGAGCAAATCCTATAGCTAATGCACTGGCCGAGGTTCTTCAACCTGATACACAAGAAGATATAGATGTAACAACAGAAGATTTTGATTGCCCTAGTGATGCTCCTTGGGGTTTTAAAATCTATATACCAGAAGATTTTGGTGGTGGGAATATTGTAGCCACACCTTTTGGTAATGATGCTGCTGTAACTTATCCAGATACAGCATACACAAAAGGAACCTACTTGAGAGAAGGTCGATTCAAGAAGGTAACAACTAGTACAGCAACTAAAACAGGTTTGGAGGCCTGGTACTAATGGGACAAGGATTTGGACTAGGTATTGGAATAGGTGTAGCTGTAAAAAAATTAGTCAACTATGTTGAAAGTCTATTCAATGCCTGGACCGACCATACAGGACAAGAATATGAAGACCACGAAGGAAATACTTATGAGCTACTCGCCACAGATGAATAAATTTCAAAAATATTTTCCCACAATCTATAACCTCTTGGACAAGTTAATTGAAAAAACCCTTAATCCTATTATAGATAAGAAAGTAGATAAACGACTTGAGGAACGTACTAATGATATAGTAGTAGCTGTTGATGCCACTATTAGAAAAATGATGGATGATAGAACTATCAAAATTAAATCTAATGTAGAAGACCTTTTTAAACAACTTATGTGGGAAAAACTTAAGCAAGCTGACGGTAGCCTAAAAGAAAAATTTGAAAAGGATATTGCTGAAGTTAATGCTTATGCAGAAAAGAAAATCCAAGAGGTTGATGATAAACTAGAAATATTGAAACAAAAACCTGAATACCAAGCCTCTACTGAGTTAGAGAAACTTGTGACAGATATTTGTTATGATATGGAAAAGAAATATCCGCAAAAAGGTATGGGTAAAGTAAAGAAACATAGAGCTTGTCTTGAGATTGATACTGTACCGTATCTCCCCGATAAAAGAGTTCAATGGCTTAGACAATCTACTCGCAAAATTGATAATGCTGAATTTAGGGCTATAATGTATTCTATGATAGATAAAATAGGTGGTGGTCTCTAATGGTCCGTTTGATAAATCAAAATGCAAAACTTGCTTTAGACTTTGATGACGTTACAGGTTATTATACTTCTACTGAAGACTTTAAAATTACCTGGCAGGTTATTTATGATGCCTTTGTGTCCCAATTATCTACTGATAATGATTTTATAGAAAGTGATACAAGTGCTGTGTCAGGCTCTACTCAAGTTAGGAATATTCTTATTGTAACTCAGGCTCAATATGATGCAATAACACCTGATGCCAATACTGTGTATCATATAGTGGGGTAACTTATGACACAAATAGGTTCAAATGACGTAGATAAAATATTGGCTGGAAGTGCGCCTATAGAAAAATCTTTTAATGGGGATAATCTTATATATAGTAGAGATTGGTTACCTACTGATTTATTTTATTTACTTGTTTGGTATGATTTTTTAGATACAGATACTGTGTCTGTTGATGGCTCTAATGGTCTTACAGATATACTAGATAAAAGTGGTAATGATTATCATGGAAGTCAGAATGATGCTGAAAAAAGACCTGTTTATACTGATAATAATAAAGTTGTTTTCAGCGGTAATGAGTATATAGATATGAAGCCTACTGTGCCAGGACTTGTTAGGGCCACTTCAGTATTTAATTGTTTTACCTTGTGCCAATTTTCTTCTACAGCAGAAAATCAATATATAGCCGCATTCAGTATAGCAACAGCTACAGCAGTAAGATTTGGTCTAAGTTCTACAAGCGGAGCATTCAGTACAACAGGAAGAAGACAAGATATTGACGCTTTTACAGCGGTATCAGGAAGTGCTATAGATACAAATCTACATTTATTCCACGGGCAACATGACCATACTGTAGGTACAGCAACTGTATGGAAAGATGGTGTACAAGATGCCTATGACCCTGCTTTTAATGGTATAGGAACTACATATAACTCAGACTCTGCTTATGTAGGTTTAGGTAGTTTAAATGAAACTAGTTCTGGTTATTTCTATAATGGTAATCTCTATGAAGTAGTTATAGCTAATGCTATGACTAAAAAAGAAAGACAAAAATTAGAAGGTTGGTGCGCTCATTATACAAATAATACGTCATTATTAAATGTAAATCATCGTTATAAATCAAATAAACCTAAAAAATATGAGCCTTGTATCCTAGATGATTATGATGATATTTTAGTCGCTGCTGGATTAGAACGCATGAGGTCTAATTATAATGGATATTGTATTAGAGTACAACGGGCCTCCGATTCTCAAGAACAAGATATAGGTTTTTCTGGTGATGAGATAGATAGAGTAGCTCTTGAGACCTTCTGCTCTGGCACTAATGGAGTAATTACTCGTATTTACCTACAGAATATGCCTAGCCTCTATTTTACCCCAGATTCAGACCCACCTGTTATAGTAGAGAGTGGTATAATGGTAACAGACCCTGATGGTAATCCTGCAGCTAAAATGGTAGATAAAGCAGTTGATATGGAATATACACCTGGTTTACCGGGAGATAGCTATAGTGTTTATGTTGATTACACTGTAATAGATTCTACTGATGATGGTAGAGCTTATACACACGGTTGGAACGGTGGAAATAATAAAGGTTTCTATATAGGTAATGATGGTTCAGGTAACTTCTCTCAATATTGGGGTGGAACTAGTTATTCAGAGGCTGGAGTAATTTCAGACAATACACGATACCAAATAGCTGTAGTAGTAGATGGAACACCTTCCTTTAAAACATACAATGAAACAACTAAATGGTTTGACGTGTGGTCAGGAGCTAGAGAATTAAATGATGATTGGTTAATGATTGGAACACAGTGGGGCGCTGAAGTACCTAATTGTAATATGTATTTCAGAAAACTAGCTATACTCAATCACGCTATTAATGAAACTGAACTAAGTCAATTAACTAGTTTTTCTTAAGCCAATCTAATATATGGTCTTTAAGTACCTTAGCGGATATATGATACTTATTTACAAGTGCTTCAACAATCTTTTCTTCAATAGTTCCTTTAGTAATTAAATCAATATATGTAACTTTATTCTTTTGTCCTATACGATAGTTCCGAGTTTCTGACTGTTGCCGCTTTTCTAAATCGTAGTCTGAGTCGTAATATATGACATAACTAGCTGCATTAAGTGTTAAGCCCATTCCACCTACTGCCGGGTTAGCTATAAAGAACCTACACTCTGGGTCATTTTCAAACTTTTCTAATGGAGTCTCCCGGTCCTTCGTACCACCGTAGTATGTAACATAAGAGTCAGGACCATAAATCTTCTCAATCATTTCAGCAATCTTAAGTATTCCCTTTTCAACAAAGTGAGACCAGATAATAACCTTCCCATTAATTTCCTCGAGAGTTTCCTCAAGTTCCTTCATCTTATTACACTTAATATCTATAAACTTTCCACTATCTGTCTTAAGGAACCCATCACATATCTGTCTGAATCTAAGAAGTTGTGTCAACACAATAGTCACTGATACTTCATCATCTTCTAATACTATAAGAGCTTCCTTCTTAAGTTGCTCGTAATACTTCTTCTGCTCGGGGGTTAACTCAACCTGACGTGTAAGGTATTGTTTATCTGGAAGGTCCAAGCACTGTTCTTTAATAAGACGTATAGAAAATGTTTGAAGTTTAGCTGAGAGCTCTTCCTCATTTTGATAATCAACAATTTTCTTATATGATTGCCCACCAAATGTAGTACAATCCTCTAGGATAGCATAGCGATTACGGAAAGCATAGAAATTACCGAAGCCTAAAAGGTCCTTAGATAAAAAGGCGCATTGAGCATATACATCAAGTGGAGCCTTAGTTATAGGTGACCCAGTAAGTATCCTACGAAACTTAGCTAGCTTTCCTACATCATATGCAGCAATCGACCTAATAGCCTTAGGGTTCTTTATCTTTGTAGACTCATCAATTACCATCAAACTGTTATGAACTTTAAGGAAGTTCTTCGCTAGCCGGTTCCCTTTACCCGAGGATGATTTACCCTCAGGCATAAGAGCATCAATATTCATTACAAGAATATCTAAAAACGGCTCCGACTTCTTGGACAACATTTTCTTGTACTCTTCCATCTTAGTATTAGTAGGCCTACTTCCAGTCCACTTTGTTATCTTATAAGGTATATTATCTGGAATATGTTTTGGTATTTCTTTGTTAACCCAGTTTCCGTAAACACCTTTTGGAGCTATAATTAATAAACCTGTTATCTGATTATTAAGAAAAAGAAGCCCAGCAGTATCAAGAGTGACTTTTGATTTGCCGAGACCCATATCTAAGAACAGAGCAGCAGTTGTATAATCCCAAGTAGCGTATAGGGAAGCACGTTGATAATCATATGGTTTATATGTATATTGGTACATATCTGGAGTATGAAAACGGGTCCAAGAAGTATCTTTGTCGATTTCAAGAGTGAGTACTTCTACTCGCTCTTTCAGTGCATCAAAATAAGTATATGGATTAACAGACATCATAAACTTCCTCCGCTCTACCTTTAGTAATATAATAAAGAATCATACACTCTCTATAAACTACTGTTGTTGAGGTATAGCAAGGAACTATTTTTACAATCTTTGCCCCTTTTTCATGTAATTCTTTTAAAGCTTTATTAATATCTTCCTGAAATTTTTGGTATGTATCAGTACTACTACATACAATTTTTACCTGCATAATTCAAACTCCTAATTTAATCTAACATTTATATAATATCGCGGAATCGACTGCTTGAGAATATGTTTCTAAATTATTTCTATAGTTGTAAATATACGTAGTGCTTTTTCAAAAACAGAATAAAGAATATATAATATATAATATATAATATAAAAGCCTATAGCACGATGCAAAAATATTTTTTATTGACAGTCGATAAAAATCGAAAAATCGCTATGTGCCGTATGTGCCGACGGCTCGAAAGTATTATTATAACTGCAATTGAGAAGCACTACCTCAATAACATTGAACTATGTGCTCTAATAGTGCCGTATGTGCTGGCGATAAAATTCTCGCGCGGTAATATATTCTAAACTACTTCTTCTTGCACATATACGCATATAATAGAAATTCAATTTCAATTCAAGCCATTCGTTCGATATATCTCTTGGCTTAGTTAGTGTTTACCGGTCAGCCGACGCTACATATTCTCTAGCCGATTGTTTTATGTTATACTATAATTACAAGTTAAACAGGAGATTATTATGACGGACCAATTTAATAAGTTTCTCGATAAAATGGAAGGTATCGATGGAGCTTTAGACGCAGCAGCCCCAAAGGCAGAAAACTTAGCTGAAATGAATGATTTAGTCCAAGATAAGTTGGACCTTGAAAAAGAGATTGCTGAAATGGAAGCAGAACTCAATAGTAAGAAAAAGGATTTAACAGACCTCGATAGAGAAAAAATTCCTAACAAAATGATAGAGCTTGGCTTGAGTAAACTGGTAACAAAATCTGGCGCAGAGTTGTCTATAAATAAAGTTTATAGAGGAAACATTTCAGAGAAGTATGCTGAGCATGCCTTAGATTGGTTTATAGAAACTAATCAAGCAGACAGTATAAAAAACGCTTATACTGTAACTCTAGGAGTAGGTAAGTCTGAGGAAGCTAGAAAGTTAGAACAGGCTCTAATAAATGAAGGTTTCGACTTTAAGAATAAGAAAGATATTGCTTGGAATACACTTGCTAGTATTATAAAGGATTTAGACCAATCAGAAGAGCTTTCAGATAATGAGGCTTGGAATAAATTACAAGAACAAGGTAAAGTGCCAAAAGGTCTTACTCTTAAAGATGCTTTAGGTGTCTATGATTATTATGAAACAAAGGTTAAGTTTAAGAAAAAATAGGGCTAATTGTCAATTAGTCCTGGTATACTAAAGAAAAGGAGATTAACATGACAAAAAAAGAACAGACCGAAGAAAAGAAAAACGAGGTAGTAACAACTAAATCAACAAGTTTATCTGCAGGCTTTAGTCAGTATGCAGGTGCTGGGGCTGAAAATATCACAAGAGACGATATTAAAATGCCTCATCTCAAAATTATCGAAGGTGGTTCTGATTATGTAAAGCAAGGCTCAGATGATTATATCGACGAAGCTAAGGTTGGTGATATAATCAATACAGCCACAAAAGAACTTTACACTAATAAAACAGATGGAGTTCTTATTATCCCTGTTATCAATAAGAAACTTTTTACTGAGTGGGCTCCACGTGGTTCAGAAGAGAGTACTGGTAGACCAGTAGCTTATCATGAATTACCACCAGCGGATGCTAAAGAAGTAGAAGTTTCTACTGAGATTGGTACTAAAAAAGTACTTAAAAGAGAAAATGGTAATGAGATAGTAGAAACTCAATACTACTTTGTAATTATTTTAGATAAAGATAATAATCCTATACCTGGTATTATTGATATGTCAAGTACCCGTTTATCTAGCGCAAGGGAACTTAATACTTGCATATATAATTATACTCAAAAAGGTCTTCCAGCTTTTGCTGCAATAATCAAACTAAAAACAGTATTTAAACAAAAGGGTGGAAAATCTTGGAATATTTACACTGTCAGTAAAGTTAAAGAACATGCTCTTTTAAAAGATGGCTTTTTAGATATTGAAGGTAGTGCAAAAGAATTATTTGAATATACCGCTAACCAATATAATATAGCTTTAAAAGATAAAAACTTCTTTATCAATGTTGCTACAACTGATTCAGATAACCAAGGCGAAGGTAAAAAAGGTTCAGATACTAAATCTGAAGCTGTAAAAGGGATACTTTGAGAATATAGGCCCGTATTCCCTGGTGGTTAAGACCTATATTCAATAGTCCGTGGACAAATAAAAGACAGTAATGTCAATGTCGAGGAGAGGCTGAAGACTCCCAAACCGGCAAGCAGGTGGAAAGCCTGCATTATGGGGTTATTATTTTCCTGGTTTAGTGTTCCCCTGCAAAACCCCAAACCAGGGCCTTTTTTGTCAGCGCAGAATTAGGAAGAGCTATGAATATAGAACAGATTGCAAAGGAGCTAATGGAACTCTTTAGCGGGCTGGAAAATGGTCATGGGACATATAATCCACAGGTTACTGATGCCAAGGGTAAGTTAGTTGGACATGCTGAATTTATTCACGAACCTGCTACACTTACTACCTGGATTAATCATGTTAAAGGTGACCTTGGGGTAGGAATGGGTCCTATAAACAATTCAAGCCAGTGTCGTTGGGGGGCTATAGATATTGATGACTACAATATTAACCATTCAAAACTTATAAAGAAAATAATAGAATTAAAGTTTCCACTAATCTGTGTAAAGTCTAAATCAGGTGGCGCTCACTTGATGATGTTTATGACAGATTGGGTTCCAGCAGAGCTTGTTAAAGATAGATTAACTGAGATGGCTGCTGCTTTAGGGCATGCTTATGGTAAGAATAATAAGCCGACAGAGGTTTTTCCTAGGCAGTCGACTATCCTCTCGGACAGAGGCGATTGTGGTAACTGGTTGAATATTCCTTATTTTGGTGGGGATGATTCAAATAGATATGCTCTTGATGAGAATGCTGAAAGATTGTCTACAGAGAAGTTTATAGAGGTCGCTAATAAGAGCAAGATAACAGAAGACCAATTAAAAGCATTGGATGTTGCTGCTGTTCAATTAACCAAGTCTGAGTTTGCTGACGCCCCTTTTTGTTTAGGACAAATTTGTGAAGAAGGAAGTGTTTTAGAAGGTAACAGGAATATTTTTATGTATAATATGGGTGTATTGGCTCAAAAGATACATCCACACAATAGAGAAGAACGAAATGCTCTTATGGAGCGTTGGAATCAAGAACTATGCGACCCAGCTCTTTCAGCTAAAGAAATATGTGACTTACAATCCTCGCTAGATAAACACCCTGATTATAAGTATCAATGTAAAGAATCTTTACTGCGGAGCTATTGTAATAATGCTATTTGTAAAACAAGGAAGCATGGTTTAAGTGGTGCTTGCCACATGCCTGCTCTTGCAGACTTAACTAGATTGAATAGTAGTCCAGCAATATTTTTCTTACAGGTGAATAATGTTAGAGTAGAATTTGCTGATGTTAATGAATTAATTCAACAACCTAGATTTCAAGCTTGTTGTGTAGAACAGGCAAACGTGATGCCTCCAACACTAAAGAAGTCAGAATGGACAGACCTTATAAATCAATTACTTGAAGATGTTAGAATAATAGAGGCTTCACCAGATGCTTCTATAGAGGCTAAGTTAGAAGAGTTACTTGAATCTTTTGCTGAACAAATGTCTGCAGGATTAGACAGACAAGATATTACAAGAGGATTACCGTGGTTTGATAAGAAAACACAGAAAACTGTATTTAAACTTCATGCCCTTGAGTCATTCCTTGCAAATAACAAATTTAGACAAATGTCCAGGGGCCAATTAATAAATAAATTAAAATCCTGGGGCGGAGAGAGCAAACAAATAAAGATAAACGGTAAGAACCATAATGTATGGCAACTAACTATAGATAACATAGCTAATAAAGTATTTGATATTGAATTGAAAACGGAGAAAGATATATTGTGATGGGAAAACAAATGAAAATAATACCAATATATAAATGTTGGCTTATAGGGTATAAAGGCCAAAGACAAAAAGTTGAATGGGAAACATCTAATAAAGAATACGCAGAAGAATTTGCTCGTGTAAAAAATGAATATTATAAAGAGCAAGGTTTTGGCTTACATATAGAAATTGAAGAGGTTACTCATGAAGAAATCAGTTAAGGTCTTAGGTCCTCCGGGCACAGGGAAAACTACTCATTTATTAAATCTTGTAGGAGAAGCTTTAAATGAAGGGGTTCAACCCACAGATATATGTTTTACAACATTCTCAAGGGCAGGTGTTATAGAAGCTAAAGAGAGAGCAAGAGAAAAATTTGGTCTCTCCCGAGATGATATGAGATATTTCACTACTATTCATGCAATGTGTTTCAGAGCGCTTAATCTCTCCAGGGATAAAGTATTCGGTGGGAAACTGCTCGGAGCTTTCGCTAAACAATTGGGCCTAAAGCTCACGTGGGAAACTGAAGAAGGAATCTTTGCTGCCACTAAGGATGATAGGATTATTAATATAATCAATTATGCAGAGGTTACAAGGCAAAATGTACGGGAAGTCTGGGAGCAGCATAAAGATATAGTTCCTTGGTACGAGCTTGTACGGGTAATTGATGCTATGAAGATATTTAAAGAACAGAATAAGTTAACCTCATACAATGATATGATTATAGAAGTAGCTGAGAACCCACATATACAGTTACCTAAGTTCAAGTACTTGTTCATTGACGAAGCGCAAGATTCCTCTACCATTCAATGGAGCGTCATCAAAAATAAACTTCTTGGACAAGCTGAAAATGTTTACTTTGCTGGAGATGATGACCAAGCTATATTTGCCTGGGCCGGGGCTGATGTTAATGAGTTCATAGATATAAAGACTGATGAGACCACTGTCCTTGGTCAATCTTACCGTTGCCCTAAGACAGTGCAGACAATAGCTGATAGGGTCACTAACCGCATATCCAAGAGGTTGCCGAAAGAGTGGGCACCTGTTGAAGATGAGGGTGAGATACAAATTATCCGTAGTATTCACGAGGCTCCGCTAGAGAAAGGTAAGTGGTTGTTTTTAGGTAGGAATAGGAGTGTATTAAAGAATTTTGAGAAGGACCTTAGACTCAAGGGCTTTTATTATGAGACTAAAAATAATACAGCAACAGACCGCGCTTGGAAACCTTCTATGGAATATGCTCTGTATGAGCTTGCTCGGAAGTACTGGTATTTTCAGGAATATAAAATGACAGATAAGAAAAGTCTCCTTCACGTTCTAGAAAATACTGCGCTCGCCCCTAATCTAAATAAGTATAAGAAGGAGTTACCTGATTTCATTAAGATGTCAAGTGCTCCTTCCGAGATTAGGGATTATTTCAATAATAGAAGTTGGGCAGAAGGAATAGTTACACATTCCTTTAAAGCTAAAGGCTATATTCAGGCTATGATAATGAGAGGAGAACAGCTTAATGAGACACCTCGTTTAAGACTTTCTACTATACATTCAATAAAAGGAGGGGAGAGCGAAAATGTTATTATTAGTTTGGACCTATCGGAATCTAGCTATAATGCTTTACAGAACAGTAAGTTTAGAGATGAAGAACTGCGGGTATTATATGTTGGTCTTACCCGCGCTAGTAAGAGACTTTATCTTTTGTATCCAGAGACTGACATGAACTATTTAGAGTACTTAAGAAAATAGGAGACACAGTATGGAAATCTTTGTAGAAAGCCTATGTAAAGGTAAAAAATTTGAACCTGTAAAATTGGTAGTTCGTGCTGACCAATTAGTGAAAAAGGAAAATCTTGCAGCACTTAAAGACCAGGTTATTGATGTATTAGAAAAAAATAGCCAGACTTATGTTGATAAGTTTATACCTGGTAAATTTGGAAAAGGTGAGAAGTATGCTCTTGTGTTTGTCTATAGTATTATAGATACTTATAACTTTGAGAAGGATGAGTGGACTGACCCGCAAGCAAGTATAGATTTGTTTGAAGTAAGAGCTTTTCAATCTACTCCAATTATACAGACAGCAGGAGGTATGCCGCCCCAAAAAGGATAGAAAAACAAGCCGATTCTATCATCAGCTAGAAAAATGTATAATAAATTTGTAGACAGTTAGTTGTAAATTAAAGTAGACGAAAGGATTAAATCATGGAAAAAAAACAATTATAAAAATACAGGTGGTAACAACATGAATATAAGAGATGTACAAGAACAAGTAAAACGAGAACTTGAGGATGCTCATTTCAGGCGTCGTGTTGAAATGGAAAAGAAAAGACTATTATCTAAACAAACATTTAAAGGGTTTATAGATAACTTAATCCCTTTTACACTTATCTCTAAATTAACTATAGACGGTTATAGAGAGATAATAAAACATCAAAGAGATAAAATAAAAGAACTTACTTTTGATAAAGAACCTCTTCAACAACGTATCTTAACACTCCAAGAAGAGAACTTTAAATTAAAACATGGTGAAGAGGTTCTTTCTCTCACTGAACAACAAATTATAGATGATATGAAGAAGTTGAATCCGAAAGGTTGGGACTAATGAATAGAAAAAATATAAAAGCTGTATTATCTAAAAAGTTTAATGCTTTTGTGGATAGTATAGAAGATGAGAAAGTTAAGAAGTTGGTTAAGAAAAATTCCATGATAACGGGAGGGGCAATAGTCTCCATGTTAATGAAGGAGAAGATTAATGACTTCGATATATACTTTACTAATAAGGAGACAGCTCTTGCTGTAGCTGAATACTATGTTGCTAAGTTCAGAGAAGCACATAAAAATAAGTTCAATGATGTCAATTTAAAAGTTATAGATATGACACAAAATGAAAAGAACCCTCAGGAACGTATAAAAATATTCATACGTTCTGATGGAGTAATAGAAGAAGATGATAGCGGAATAACTGATGAAACAGAACCAAATGAACCTGACGCTATGGAATATATGTTGGATGACGAAGTAAAGGAGAAAGAGGATGCGCAAGAAAAACCAAAATACAGACCAATCTGGTTATCTGCCAATGCTATATCCTTATCCGAGAAGGTTCAACTCATCGTTAGATTCTACGGGGACCCTGAGACTATCCACAGTAACTATGATTTTGTGCATTGCACTAGCTACTGGCTTTCTGGCACCAGCGAGCTTGTCCTTCGTCCAGAAGCATTGGAAGCAATTATTGCCAGGGAACTACGGTATATTGGTTCCAAGTACCCAGTCTGTTCACTCATTAGAACAAGAAAGTTTATCAAAAGAGGTTTCACAATCAATGCAGGACAATATCTAAAGATGTGTCTTCAAGTTTCGCAATTAAACCTCTTGGACCTGCAAACCTTAGAAGACCAGCTTATAGGTGTTGATTCAGCTTATTTCAATCAGGTAATAAACTACTTTAATGAGAACCCTGATAAATTAGATGCCTCTTATTTAGTAGAAGTAATTAATAGAATTTTTTAACTTGGTAGCGTTGAGAGTCAGCGGCCAAGGGTAGTAGACAAAAGAGGGAGACAAATTATGTCAATGCTAAAAACAACAAAACGAGTAAGAAGAGAAACTACTTTCAGGTATATTGTTTGCGATGATTGTGGTAAAAAGTTGACGAAAGATTTCGAAGACTGGCAAAAAGTAGTCGATGATTTCAACAACAAAAAAGATTCTCACGATTACTCCATAGCCCGTACGAACCAAGGGTGGAAACATTCTTGTTGTTCTACTCAACAGGAACTCTTAGATAAACACAATAGGAAAGTCGAAAAATTACCAGCTTGTGTAGCTGATGCTATGAAAGTAGTAACAGCCTAGGCTATTGGGAAAGGAGTTCTATAGTGAGTATTCATACGAAGTATGGGGAAACTATAGTCGTATGCGACAGCTGCCAATCTGAGGCAGCTGTTGGCATCGATTTTGAAACCGCCCTACAAAACTTTAAATCCCTTGATGGAAAGTTTCATAAAGAAGACGGTACTTGGTACCATTATTGTAGTCAAATATGCAAGGATAATGAAAGGGTATAGTTATGGAAGAAAAGAAATTCACTGATAATTCAGCTTTAAAGGCAATACTTTATGCTGATGTTATTCAATTTAACAGGGATGTTATTGGAACACCTGTAAGAATGGATACAGGTTGTTTATCAGAGCCTAGATTAGAATTTGCTAAGAAAGTTTTAACAGAGGAAATAAGTGAGTTTGAGGAGGCTCATACAATGAACGATAGCTCTGAGGCTCTAGACGCTATGATAGATTTAATCTACTATGCTTTTGGTAGGCTTTATGAAATGGGTGTTTCAGCTTTAGATTTTGTTAAAGCTTGGGATGCTGTGCATGAAGCTAATATGAAGAAAGTCAAAGGAGATAAAGGTAGAGGCTCTGACCAGGATGCTATTAAACCCGAAGGTTGGAAGAAACCTGAAATAAAACAGATAGTGGAAACTTATTCTGTTCCTACAGATAATCTTTCAGTAGAACAACAAGCTTATATACGTGGTCTTGAGGAAGAGAATCAAAGACTATTGCAAGAACAAAATAAACCTGGTGTTAAATTTACACTTGAAAGTTGGACTGAAGCAGTAAATGTAGCAGCTGAAGCTAAGCTTAGGGAGGGTGGTTATACCCATCATACAGCAAAGGAAGCTCATGGAACTTGTACAGGAAGATTCTCTCATAAAAAACCTAATATGTCTGATACCTCAGAAGTACTAGATTATCAAAATTATTTAGGTGAATTAGATATTGCACAACCTTTTATAGAATGTGCAGAACTCCGTAAAAAGAAGGGTGCCGATTACAGGGGGTCTGATATAGAAATGAAGGACTACTTTCCCTTCGGATTATTATCTTACACACAAATGCTCCATACTAAAAACCTCAGGCTCAGGAGCCTTGTGGCAAATGGTAGAACCCCCAAGAATGAATCAGTTCGGGATACGCTCCTCGATATGATAAACTATGCTTGTTTTGCAATCGAGGCAATTGACAAAGGAGAAGTGTAATGCCAACATATCTCAATTCATTTAATGCACAATACCATCATTTACTTCATAGAGTAATGGAGCATGGAATAGAAGAAGTTAATGAGAGAACAGGAGCAAGAAGTAAAGCTCTTCCTCACATGGTGCTATCTTCTCCAATACAACGACATATTGAAGTAGTTGGAGCCCGGAGAGTATTTCCTAAATCTGCAGCAGCTGAACTTGCTTGGTGTTTATCAGGAGATAAAAATATTGAATGGCTTCAACAGCATACTCCCATGTGGAACCAATTTACTAATGAACATAATGAAATAGATTGTGCTTATGGATGGAGATGGCAAACAGCTTTCAACCGAGACCAGTTACAAATGGCAATTGATGCTCTCAAGAAAGACACAACAGACAGGCAAATTGTAGTTATGGCATGGGACCCAAGAGTCGATGGGCTGGGGAATCGTTGGTCAAAGAACGTTCCCTGCCCCATTGGCTTCATGGTTAATATTATTGACAATAAATTAAACCTCACTATGTTGATGAGAAGCTCCGATGTAGTTGTGGGATTGGTATATGATTCCATTTTTTACGAACTCCTCTTGGTCGCGCTGGCTAATGAACTTGGTGTTGGTTATGGAATGTTTACTGCTTTTCTTAATCACGCTCATATATATAAAAGTCATTGGGGTATAGCTGAGCAGATGATTAGAAATCTTGATGATTACCTCTGTACTGGAATACCTAAACAAGATATGTATATTCCACAAGATTTTCTTATCTCAGGTCTTATAGAAGCCTGGGGTATTACAGAGATTAAAAAGGACCCAGATTCTTATGTGGATTATATTAAAAGTTTAACTACAAAACCTAAAAGTAGTCCTAAGGCAATGTTAGTAAAACCAGAGGTAATAGAATGAAAAGAAAAGAGATTGAGTTAATACGTACTTTCCCCGATAAAATAGCTAAAGAAGTCTATTATATGAATTTAGCAATTGCAGTGTCCAAGAGGTCGACTTGTTTAGATAAGCAAGTTGGCGCTGTCCTAGTAGACAACTACGGTAAAATTATAAGTTCAGGTTTTAACGGGGCTCCTTCTGGTTTTATTCATTGTACTGATACTAATCACTGTCATAAAGATAACGGTGATGCCTGTATAGCAGTACACGCTGAAGCTAATGCTATAGCCCAAGCAGGACGAGAGGCTACAGGTTGCACCTTATATGTAACACATTCTCCTTGTCTTGAATGTACAAAGTTGATACTTAATGCTAAGATACTTCAAGTAGTAGCTTTAGAAATGTATTCAAAACATAAGAAGTATCCTAAATTATGTCCTGATATGCTATTTAATGATACAAAGACAAATTTACTTTACCTTAAACCTATGTTAAACAATACACCAAAACAACCTTGTTTTAGGGACCCAATACAAGAATGTACTGGTTGCTATGAACGTTGTTACGAAGACAGCTAGTTAACGGCTATAAGTTAATATATAACTATATATTTTAGAAGCAAAAAATTCGACTGTATAAACTTCAACTGGAGCCTATTTTATGTATTATAGTTTTTATTTAAACGATAAACAAGAACTCTTTAAAATAAAGCCTTTAGGACAAAATTTTGAAATGGCTATTTATAGATTTAGAGAAGATGTAAAAGCTTTTAAAGGATTATTCCCAGTAGAAAGTGATTCAAAGTTTAGAACAGTATTTCCTACATTTGAAATGAGATTCATAAACACTAAGAATAAAGGAGCAACAAAAGGCCATAAACCTAAGAAATCAATAGAAAGAGAATATATGAGGATAAGTGCATTATATGACTAATCAATTAATACTATCAAATAGTACAGATAAATGGGTAACTTTTGCTGTATTCTATGAGGAAGGTTATAGACCAAATAATACACCACTTATTATAGAAGTACCTCCTCACATACAACCAAAAGTTAATGGACCAGTAATAGAAGTGAGGATATTAAAAAATGAGTAATTGGAATGAGATATTACTAATACCCCAAATAGAAAAAAGATAGCAATACTTCAAGAAGCAAAATTTAAACCAGTTTTGTTACTTATACCTGATGCCACTATGGCACGGCTTAGAAGAGAAATAGAAAATGTTGCTGGTTTTAGAGGCTTAGAGGAAGTAGAAGAGTTCAAGGGCCTTCGGGTTAAAGTACTTAATGAGTATGCTCTTGAAAAGAAAACTACAGAGTTCACCTTCTGGATAGGAGTAGACTAATGAGAGACTACACTAAGTATGTAGGAAAATTTTCTCATGCTATGATAGAGACACTTATAACTAATGAGAAATATAGAAATAAACGTGGATGGGAAAATCTTTCTAATGAGCATATACTCAAAAGAATAAAAGAGGAAACAGCCGAAATAGAGACGGCACTAATAAATCAAGCTCCGACACGTGATATAATAAAAGAGTGCACAGACGTTGCAAACTTTTGCATGATGTTAGCTGATAACCTGGAGAGACGAGATGAAGGAGATAAGAAATGAAATTCATGTGCGCAGTCAGTCCAGAGGGCTACATGGCCCAGGGACCGGAGGACGATATGGTATGGACTCCCCAAATAGACAAACAAATTTTTCAGATTGTGTCAGCCCTGGACGGAGGAATCTGTCTGGTGTCAAAACAGACACTTTCGAATATGCCAAGGTTCCTGACCGGAAGGACTCTAATTCCAATATCAAGCAACGGGTTAACTTTGGAGCAAGCCTACGAAAAGTTTCCAAACGCCTTATTAGTTTCGGGGCCAACATTGCTAAAGGATGCCAACCGCTTATCAGATTATGACACACCAATAATACAGGACCTAATAATTAACCAGGTCGATATACAACTTCTTGGACAAGATATTCCTGAAGAGTATCGTTTTCCTTTTGATATTCTAACAAATTACCATAAAGTAATTGAAGTACAATTCCAGGATATGAAAACTACTATATATAGACATAGCTTAAGGAGTGAATAATTATAATGCAGTACCCGGATGGAACAGCTATATGGAAAAAAGAATCTTATAAAAGTAGAGCTAATGGAGAAATAACTCCTTATTTAAAAAGGCGAATAGATAGATTATTTATGTATAAACCTAATTTATCTTTTGAACAAAAAATGGCATATATTTTTGCTTGGTTAAATATAGAGAAAGATTCTGATTTAGATGCTTTTAGAGAATTCTATGGAATAAATATACATATAAAGTAAGGAGTTAAATATGAAAAAAGATGATAGCTGGCGAGTGAAGGAAACTATTAAATTTGAGGACCTTCACAGTGATTGGGAATACCCAACAGAATTTCCCGAACTTAGTAAGGCAGATATAATATCAATAGATACAGAGACTTGTGACCCGGGTCTTTCTGAGTTTGGACCAGGGTGGACTAGGGGAGAAGGAAATGTAGCTGGTATATCTATTGCTGCTCGTTTTGGTACAGAAGTATTTTCAGGGTATTATCCTATAGGTCATGGTGTTCATGGGCGAGATGGTAATATGGACCGAGCAATGGTAACTGATTGGCTAAGGAGAGAATTAAAAAGTAATACCCATAAAGTATATGCCAATGCTAATTATGATATGGGTTGGCTTTCTACTGAGAATATAGAAACAGTGGACTATGGTAGAACAGAAGATATTCAGATAATGGCTCCCTTGATTAATGAACACATGTGGAGCTATTCTCTTGATACTCTTGGTAAATATTACCTTAAAGAATCTAAAGATGAGGCCTTGCTTAATTTGGCTATAGGTAAATATGGTTTAAAGCATCCTAAGAAAGAAATGTGGAAACTTCATCCTAAGTTTGTAGGACCTTATGCAGAGCAAGATGCTATTCTTACTTTGAAGCTATATGAGCACTTTAACCCACTTATAGATAAAGACCCTGTAAGTGGCCAATCGTTAAGACAGGTTTATGACCTTGAAACTAAGTTAATTCCAATTCTCTTTAAAATGCAAAGACGTGGTATAAGAGTTGATGTTGGTAGAGCTGAAAAAGTAAAAGAAGAATTTCAAAAGCAAATAGCAGAGAGACAAAAGTGGTTAAATACTAAGGCTGGTTTTGAGATAAATGTTAACTCTGGAGATGATTTAGGTAGAGCTTGTGATGATTTAGGAATAGAGTATCCGAGAACAGCTAAGACTAATAAACCATCTTTCACTAAAGACTTTATTGAATTTCATGATGCTGAGTTCCTCCGAGAGGTCCGTAAAGTTAGACAAATGATGAAAGCTCAATCAACCTTTATTGAAAGTGCTATATTAAATAAAGTACATAATGGAAGAGTTCACCCACAATTCCACCAGTTACGTAGAAGTGATGACCAGAATGATGCTCTTAAAGGGACTATATCAGGTAGATTCTCTTGTACTACACCTAATATTCAACAAGTTAGCTCAAGAGATGAGGTTGTGGCTCCTCTTATACGTCAGATATTCCTTCCTGAGGAAGATACGTTATGGGGTTCTTTTGACTATAGTTCTCAGGAGCCTAGGCACACGGTTCATAAAGCAGCTCAGCTATATAGAGCAGGCGTTACTACCTATTGGTTAGACCATTTAGCTAAATCTGAGGACGCTGTAAGGAAATATCACGAGGATCCAAAGACCGATTACCACCAGATGGTTGCAGACCTTTGTGGAATATCTCGTAAAGAAGCTAAGACTATCAACCTCGGTATTGCTTATGGAATGGGTGGAGCAAAGCTCTGTAAGTCCTTGGGCCTTCCAACTGAGATGCGAAGGATGTTTGGGAAGATGATTGAAATGGCCGGTCCCGAAGGGCAAGAGATTCTTGATAAGTATCACGCTGGGGCAGCATATATTAAAGGTCTTTCAAAGTTCTGTGAAAAATTTGCTAAGGATAACGGTTATATAAGAACCGAGCTTGGTAGACACGCTAGATTCAATGATTGGACTTCCACAGACTTTGATACAGCACGAAAGACTAAACCTGAACCATTTGAAACTATGAGAGCCTATACCCGCGACCCTGAGAACCCTCTTTATGGTCATAGTATAGAAAGAGCAAAAACCTATGTAGCAATGAACAGGGTAGTCCAGGGTTCATCTGCAGACCAAACAAAATTAGCTATGCTTCAATGTTATGAAGCAGGTTATCTACCTTTAGCTCAAGTGCATGATGAACTCGCTATTCCAATATCTATTGTTAATAAAGAACAACAAGGCCAAGAGGTTAAAGAAATTATGGAAAACTGTATGCCTTTAATTGTACCTTCTCTAGTAGATTACGGCTTAGGTAGAACTTGGGGAGATGCTAAAGGATAAAGGATAAAGGATAAAGGATAAAGGATAAAGGAAGAAGATTATGCCATTGAGAAAAGATACACCTAACTACAAGAAAGCTGATGCTAATGAGCGTCTTAAACGTTACCATGCTCGTCAGGCCGCAATTAAGAAGTATGGGGCTGATGCTGTTAAAGGAAAAACTGTCCATCACAAAGACCACAACAACAAGAACAATAGCCCTTCGAACCTGGAGCTAAAGACTCGTAGTGCACATGGTAAGGAACATGGTAGAGGAAATGGAAAACGAGGTAAGAAAAAATAGATACTGGCGGCCTGAGGTTAAAGAGTATAAGAGACGTCAGCTAGAAAACCATGAGCATATAGCTCAGAAAGTTAAAAATATTAAAGATAATGGACGCGTGGCTTTTTATGTAAATAAAGAGCGTTCTATTGAAAGACACAAATATATACTCAGAGTATTCAAAAGATGGAGCGATGATTATGTAGAAGGTAAGACGGACCAATTACCGCATATACCTACTATAGCCAATTATTGTGAAGTATCTTGTAAACTTGCCAGGAAAGTCCTTGCTCCTTATTATAAGCAGTATCTTACTTATAATACTATATCTAAGGAAGAGATAGACAATTATGGTTTATCTGACGAAGAGTATGAACAAATATGGATGGGAGAGTGGATAGATGAGTGAAGCCTTATTTAGAAAACGAATACAAGATTTTTCAAAGCATTGTAATTATCCTTCACATTGGCAGTCAATAGAATCCTCAGCCACCGGTCAGGGTATTCCTGATTTAAACGGTTGTTATGCGGGAATAGATGTTTGGATTGAAACAAAATACACAGAGCACCACCGGACAAAGAATATAGGACTTAAGCCTATGCAGATTGCGTGGCTATATAAAAGAGCAAAAGCTGGTGGCAATGTGTGGATTGCTCTTTATATGAAGTCTAAGATGAGGAATGTAGGTTTTATTTATATTTGGCATGGAAAAGATGTTCGGAAGGTCAATGAATTAGGAACTTTCTTTCCTCCTTTCAGGCTCCTTCGAGTAGAAAAACTTAAGGATTGGGAAGATTTCTATGAAACAATATTTAAACAGCTAGATAACGTATAATAATTAATAAGTAAGCTCGATTTAAAGTTTAAAATCGAGCTTACTGTTTTATTCTATTTGCTATCTATTTTTAATTATTTTCGAACATTTGTTCATAATTATTCTGGTCTACTACTTCCATGCCCAAGTTAGTTAGAAAAGCAACCGCGGTAGGTACTGAATAAATAGATTCTTGGGCAATCTGTCTATCCCCACCGTCGCGGATAAGAGCTTTGCGCGCATAGGTTATCAGCTTCTTAGCTGATAATACTTCAATCTCACCATCCGGGTCAATAACTTCATAAGAGAGTTCAGAGGCATATCTTCTTGCTGCTCGCGGTTTCGCAGGCTCTAGGATTCCTTCTTCTCTCATTTTATGTCTATACCATTGAATTGCTTTAACAGAAGTTGCTCCTCCAAACTTAGCTACTACCATCGCGGCAATCTCTTTATCATTGGCCTGAAGGTCCCCATCAGCATGCTTTTTAATAAGAGAGCGAGCATAAGTAGCAACATCTCCTCGTTTATATGAGTTTTTAATACCAGTTTTCATATATTCGTTAACTGTTCCTTTAAAAGCATTTTCTTTGGTTTTAGTGCTAGTTCTTTTTTGCATCTTTATTCTCCTCGCATATATCTCTTAATGGACATTTTTTACAATCACCTCTCTTGGACCCGCAGATTAAAGACCCAAAGTCCAAGAGGTGGTAGTTAAATTCCACATAGTTCTCATTGGGTAGTAATTTATTTAGGATATATTCAACTTCAGTCTTACCCTCAATACCAAAAACCCTCCTAACAAATTTCTTTGTATTGGTATCATATATAATACGTCTCTCTTTATGGAAGAAGCAAGCTACGGCATTTGCACAATAGTCTCCACAACCAGGAAGGAATATTAAATCATTAAAGCCTATTGGGAGTGTTTGGTTTAAAAATGTTTCAGCTGCTTTCTTGAGAACTGAGGCTCTATTGTGTTCAAGACCTAAAGAGAATAAATCTTTAGCTAATTCAGCTTCAGTAGTAGCATAAATATCCCAGAAGTTTTCATACTTAGCTAAAAAGAAATCTAATACATTTTCAACAGCTTCAGCTTTAGTCCGTGAAAGCAATATCTCCGCAATCAATATCCGCCAAAAAGTTGAGTTGGGCTGGCGCCAAGAGAAGAGCCGGAAGTTCTTCTGGCCCCATGATTTTAATCTCTTCCTCACTTCCTTTATCCTCTGTTGTTCCTGCTGTATATTCATTATCTTCCTCCTTTGGAGCGTGCTCCTTTTTAAGTACACCTACTTCAATAAGTTTTTCTTCAAGACATTTACTACATAAGTTCCAACCATTAAAACACCCAAACTTCCAGTCTAATCTACTACACTTCCAGCAACGTGCAAAGAAGAGTGGTCCACTATAAGGAACTTGTTCTAATTGAAAAGCTTGTAAACCATATACCGTAATTGGAAACTGTGCGGGCATAATTATCCTCTCGTTTAATTATCTATATATCTATTATAATATAAAAGTATCTGCTCGTAAATCAGTATAAAAAATCCTAGCCGGTTGACTAGGATTATTATTTTGGGAGGAGATTTGGGGGTTGTTTGTAATTACTCCCCGAAAGGAGCAACTTCAGGTTGTTGTCCTTCTGCAACTGGTGCTTCAGGAGCTGTTTCAGCTTCAGCTTTTTTACCTTTACCTTTTTTAGCTTTAGGTTCTTTAGGCTCTTTAGGAGCTTTCTCAGGAGCTTTAGGAAGTAAATCTTCAGGAATATATACTTTAAGGTCTTCAACAGGAATTTTCTGAATAAAGCTGTCAAAGTACTTTTGAACTAATTCAAGAACAACTTCAACTCTTTTCTCATCTGTCATACCATTAAGTGCTTCTCTGAATGCTGAATGAATCTCTGCTTTTTTAACTGACGTAGTTCTAGGACGTCCAGTAAGCTGCGGGTCTTGGTATCTGTACCATCTTATACAGTTAATTTTTCCAGCGCCTTCACCGAACACTTCATCAAGTTTAGCTGCAATTTCCTGATCAGTTAAACCATCTCTAATACCTTGCCTTGTAATCTCGGCGATGGTTGGTTTTTTAAACTTTTCCTTGTTTTCCTTTTGTTCTGCCATGTGCTTCTCCTTTTGGCTTCTCTTACTTAACACGAATCATTGAACTGATTTCTATAATTATAATATCTTAAAAAGATAAAATGTACATAGGTATATAGAACGAGATTTTATCTAGCTATTCACAACTTTTTGAGCCACACCTTGGACACTGTGCACAATAAGTTGGTTTCTCGTCAAGAAACTGGGAACTCCAATTTCTTGTTTTATCAGACATACCATTCCTTTTCCAAATAATGATAATAACTATCGCCCGCCACGAACACGTTATTAAATACCCTTATGACCTCCTGCTCGGCGAGCTTATTAGTAGCAGGGTCGAATATATATTGTTTTAAAAAGAATACCCAATTATATCTCTTCCAAATATCTGACTCTTCGGGCCGGAAGCCCAGGACCCCGAGTATAAAATGAATAGCATTCTGGTCTCCCATTATCCTAAATAAAATTTCGAGGTCCTTGACTTTAGCCGGTTTGCCCTTAGGCCAGACTAGTGCTTGTCTATTAATTACTTGCACTAGTTACCTACCATACCTTTTACTGATGCGTCCATAGTAGGAACGCCCGCTTCTCTATAGATTTCTTCAACTTTAGCCTTAGCTTCAGTGGCCATCTCATTAAAGCGTTCCTCGGTTATTTGCTCTCTAGTTATGCGCTCACTTTTCATAAGAGCATCAGTAATATTTACAAGCAGAAGAGCAGGAGGTATTTCCATCTTATCTGCCAATGTCTGAATAATTGCTGCTACCATAAACATGTGGACCTGGGGATGCCCTTTCATGCTTACAGCGATACCTTTGTTGGGGATTTGTTGAATGTTGATATGGGCGGACCCATTACATACATTACAGTTACTGCAATCATCGCAGTTTTGTTCCATGTTCTGTTCATTTTTGTTTTCCATAAGGTGTCTCCTCTTAATTATTCTCTGGTCGCTCTGGACACGGTGGAATATTCCGTACCACATTTCTAATATACTTGTCCAAGAAGTCAGACCCCTTGGACTCGAAGCCTGATTCAATTTTCTGTATCTCATCAGGTGCACCTTGAAGCAAATCCTCAAGAAATGCTTTAGGTGATATTTTTCTTTTCATGGACAGCGTTACTATAATCATTTGTAAGAGTGTCATGAGATTGTCATTAGTACCATCTGTATTTATTTGTACTTGGTCATTTGGAAACATTCTAGCGCATAATTCAGCAATCATCTTCTTCTTCCTTTTGTTCGCTGAATAAAGCATCTATTTGTTCTTTTTTCATATCTGTCTTATCGTCTACTAAACAGAAGCAATAATCATTCTGCCATTGAACATTGTGGCATTTATAGTGACCAAGCATTTCCTCTTCAACATTCAGATAACCATACTCAGACTCGAATAAGGTTAAATCCTCACTAGTAACAGTAATTACCTTACCATCAATCATCTGAATGATGTCACACTCGCCGGCTCCAGGAATCTTTTGAGCCAGTCTAATTGTGCCTATATTCGAGGGTTTGAATGCAGGGTATACCTTCTTCAAGTGGCTTATCTTTACCGTAAACATATATCGCTCTCCTTTCATATTTCAACTCTTTTACTGGTTCTTGCTCTGGTTGTAAATAATAATATAACCATGTACCTGTCGTATATAATCCTACACAGAACATTAAAAATACCCAAGCAATTGTGCAACCTATTAATGCTGATAAAATTTTAGTATCCATGTTGACTCTCCTTTACTGTATCTATCACTACTTTGGCTATCATACTTAATTGGAATGCTTCGTTTAAATCTATAGCCTCTGGTAATTCTCCATCATATAATTCTATTTCTATCATTTTCAAGAGATGACTAGTATTTGTTATATTTGTCATATTAACCAATGTATCGGGAGCTTCAATTTTATCCGTCATAGTGCGCTCGCTTTCTACATTTACTAGAGCCAAGAAAACTACAGGCAACGTAATTATCAGTAATAGCAAACCTACCTGGGTCAAAAGTTCCACGAGGTTCATGTAAAAGCCAATTAGGGACATTCGACGTGTACTCCACATTATTAATTCCAGCATCCATCAATATTTGCTTCCTATTTATACAGTATTCAAACTCGGGACAAGACCAACATTTACCTACATCTAATTCTTTGTGTGGGCATCTATATTCTTTCTTAAAATCCATGTTGATATATTTAGTGTAATCCTTCATCCTCTCACCCTTTCATTCAGCTATCAGGTTAATCCTAGGACCGAGGATATTGTAGTCCCCGGTCCCTAGGAACCTTAGAGTTATTTAGCTTTAGCGCTCTTTCCTCCTTTAGTAAGCGGGGCAACTTCGGCTGGCTCTTCATTTTTCTTGGGCTCAGTTTCTTTTGCTTTACCTTTGTTCCGTCTAGCAGCAGCCACTTGTGCCTCCGAAGGTTTCTTTTCAGGTTTATCTTCTACAGGAATGTATTGCTCAAGGTCTTCTACATCAGCTGCCTTAACTAAGTCAATTATATTTTTCTTAGCTAAGTCTATTAGAATTTGTTCTCTCTCATCGGGTGCAAGAGTCTGGAGATGAGCAGCAAATGTTGACCTGAGTTCCTCGTGATTGCCTTTCTTTTTCATGTCCTGTTTGTACCAAGCAATTGAACTTCCTGTTGTTTTAGCTTGTTGCCCGAATAGATGTTTAACATAAACAACTACATCAGCTATTTGGTCGTGAGTCAATTCATCGCACCAAGGTTTGTTAACTATTAGGTGTGTAGCTATAGACCTGACTGTTGATTGTGGAGTAAAGTTGTCTTTAATTTGTTCCGCTACTACTTTGGGGTCCCACTTTTCTTGGGGGTTTTGGTTGTTTGTCATGATAGTTCTCCTTCTGTTCTGTTCTAATACGCTCTGTTCGTTAAATTGTTTTTTAACCATTAAAAATATAATATCAAATAAAATGTGTTTTGCGAATATGCTTTGTTCTTCTAACCTATATTAGTTCGATAACTACTTCCTCCTTTCCTTCTGTTATCTTGAGAGATTGAGTTGTAACTAACTCTGTACTAGCAACACTTGGATTAGTGAATCCAAATATAAGGTTCTTATTCTCAAGCTGGTCCCTCTTCATAATCGCATATAATTGACTTACAAACTCATCCACGGTCGCTACTTCAACTACTTGCTGGTTTTTGATTGTGTTGTTTGTCATAGTGATTCTCCTTTTCTATTATATATACTCGGTCCTTAGGTAGAGGGCTCAACGGTGAATCCTCTAAGAAAAGACCTGAGTGAAAGCGTGGTAAACGCTCAGGTCAATGAAGGCCTCAATTAACCGCATTCATTCTCTTCTTCCGCGACTTTAAACATATAAGCAGCTTGACCACCAGGAATATCTTCTATTTTTACTTTCCATTTTTGACCACAATTTTTACATATCTCAATGGCTTCATGTTGATTACCAGCACAATCACTAGTACTGAAATGTAATGAATAATCAAAGGTATTCTCATCAAAATAAAGCGGTTCAGGTGCACATGGGCAATAAGCACTAATACTAGTTATACCTTTAGCGTGGTAATGTTTTTTCCCATTAATCTTTTCTCCTTTTCTTCTTCCTTTTACTTTCACTTTCACTTTCTTTTACTTAACAAATGCAGGACTTTCAAAAATCTCTTCCAAGAAGTTTATTTGTGCTATTCTCTTCGCTATCTCGTATTGCACATACTCCATATAGACTGGATTAATTGAGTCTATAGTTATCTCTATCTGGTATCCATCACTACAGAATGGCTCATAGTCATAGATAACATAACTATTATACTTGCTTCGCCATTCCATCTTAAGTATGATACAATTATTTTCTAATATCAGAGCTTTTATCCATTCACGAAGCTCTTGTGTACAAGGTCCGCTATCATGTATTATTATCATATTAGCTGGTTTATCTGGTGCCTTAGGTACTTGTAGTTTCATTAATCAACTCCTGTCTTTTCTTAAACTTCTCGCACTTTATTATGTACTCTTTAGTGTAAGATGAGGAAGTCCAATCATGCAGTTGAGCACTCCAATTAGTCATCTTTCTGTATCGAGTACAAGACTTCTTGGACTTACAGTTCCAGTTACTGCATAGTATCATTGATTCAACTCCCTTACAAATATAGTTAGTATCAATATCCCCGGTCCCGCTACTACAGGATGTATCCATCCATTATGGATACAAAATCCTGTAGCAAAGACCAGTGTCACGCATATAAGATTAAACAACCCTCTACCCCAACGACTCATCCGCATTCATGCTTACCCTCAACACAAGCACTATCAAGAGAAAGACAGTGCTCTAGAAATACTTCCATCTTAATATTCTTAGGTCTTATCATAATAGGTTCAGACATTAAACCTTCTTTGCGATATCTAGCATAACCCTTTTGAAGCATATCCTTAGCTTCTTTCATGGTCAAATGCTTTCTGTCCGCCAACATCTTTACAGTATTATCTTCATCATTAGGCCTATCTAAGAAGCTATATACTTCAGCTTCCATAATATCGAATTTATCCATAGTGTTTCTCCTCAACAATTTTCATTCATACATACATACATATTAACATAAAATGTTCAGCTGGTGAATAAGATTAGTTTCATCTTTCCTTATTAGGTTCGACTGCAAATAGGACCTGAGAATGTTCACCATCATCGCCATTATTGCATTCTATATAGTGTACATTCTCAAATGACCCCAAAAAATTACATACATCTTGAATAATATCTGCTGCACAGTCATCATCATCTAACCTGTCATAGGTTGTTACAGTGACAGAGAGACCGTCGGTCAGGGAGTCCCCGAATTTTTGCATAAACTCTTGGCCTAGTGTTTGAAATTGTATCTGCATCTTTCCTCCTTTATTCTCCAAATAATTGCTTCCATACTAAGTTAGCTAATGGGTATAATACAAACTTGAAGATTAATACCCATAACAAGATTGCAATAAATTGTTCCATACTATTCTCCTTTCAAATGTTACTAATACAAACTAATGGTTTCAATATTCATTATACTTATATTATAATTTAATAATTGTCAAAAGTGAATCTGCTTAGGAACACAATGCCTCAGCTTCTCCACGGCCAAAGACCCTCATAAAATCATGGTCAAGTACTTGAAAATATATGTGCATCAGTCTTCCTCCTTTCTGATGACTGTATCTAACCATCTTGGTATGCCTGAATAATAAACAAACCAGATAATACCTATAAATAAGAGTAGTGTATATGGGAAAGGTATGTGTTCATTTACGATGTATACCCGTACCTTCCTGTTATTATTTGTTCTATTTGCTCATCAATAAGAGAGTCCATATCCTTACGGAGTTGATACTTGATAAAGTATTTGAGACGTTCATTTTTTTCTTTAAGCTGAGTTACTTGTTCATCCAAGTTTTGTGTCAAAGCTTTCGCTGCTTCTATTCTTTTAACCATATCTATATTAGCCCCTACTTGTAGAGATTGAAGGTCTACAGTATCTTCACCAAATTTATTATTCCAAGCATTTATCTCAATCTTGGGTATCTCGACAATTGGACCCTCGGGCCCGGAGCCGTAGACCTTGCGCTCAACACCGAATACCTTCATAAGTGGTTGGCCATCTTTGTGCTTAGTTCTTTTCATACCTTTGACTTTAGGTGCTTTGTAGCCGAAGCTTTTGTTTTTCTTGCCTCTGTCCCGCCAATCAGTCTCTTCATAAACATCTGCTAGAGTCTTGCCAAACTCCGCTGCAATGGCTGTCATCAGCTTCTTGGCTGGATGATATGGCTGCTTTTCAGGGCCAACAGGATAGCCTCTCTCGATACTCTCAAGAGTAGTCTTAGTGCAACCAACGCGGTTGGCTAGTTCTTTAATTGTTAAGGGTGGCTCGAGAAATGTTTCTCTGTGCTTACGCACCCATTTGCCTAGTTTCATTTTCTCTGTCATATTGCTACCTCGCTTTCATATTCACATTCTAAACATATACTTTCATGCAACTCTGATGTACATTGTGGACACACTGTAGCTCCACAAAACACACATTCAAAGAGTGTCTGGTCTTTTTGTTTGCAATGCTCGCAGGTTCCTTTAGCCATAGCTATACCTCGCTTTCATTATTATCTCTACATGGTAGTACATGGAGCCTGCTGGTCGGACTTTGCCACTACCATGTTTCGCCCAACTTTCATGGGCTCATCAGGAGGTTATAGTACCTGTAAGGTCATGGATACATTAGTTCCATCAGGCATATCTAAAGTTATGACTTTGATATAATCATCAGATATGAACCAGTTAGCTTTGGCAATCATCTTCTCTACATCACTAAATTCAATATCAGCATCTATTGGTTTAATATCTTTATATATCAATACATTATATATGTTCTTGTCTTTCCAATCGGGAAAAACTTCCTCATCAATAGGTTCTATCTCTACTTTAAGGTCGCCACATTTTGCCACACATTCATCTTTATTAAGTGTTGGTACAAAGTCCACACCGGTTCCACAGCTACTTGCCTTTAAGATTTCAATTAACTTTTCCATGAGGTCCTTCCTTTCAAATGTTACTAATACAAACTAATGGTTTCAATATTCATTATACTTATATTATAATTTAATAATTGTCAAAAGTGAATCTGTTTAGGAATACAATGCCTCATGTGTTGACAACTCTAACAACGACCATACCTTAAGGCTGAGGTGATGCATAAGAACAGACCTCCTAGACTAGCCTAGACAGACAGGTCCAAGAGGTCTGTGTTCTTAGTTAAGGGTTACTACTAGACACATAAGTAGTAGGGTTACTACTAGTATCCATTTCCCGTCATTGTATTCTTCATTCATAACTATTCTTTTATATGTTTTTCTAAGTCATTGAATGATATGATTAGTTTAAGATTCTCTTTTTGTTGTGGAGTAAGATCATCTCTAAAATCTACTAACATCTCACAACACACTGAGAACTGGTTTATAACACCATCTAAGACCGTCTCTTTTTGTTGTGGAGTAAGATCATCTCTAAAATCTACTAACATCTCACAACACTCTGAGAACTGGTGTATAACATCTAACTTTTCCATGAGGTCCTTCCTTTCAAATGTTACTAATACAAACTAATGGTTTCAATATTCATTATACTTATATTATAATTTAATAATTGTCAAAAGTGAATCTGCTTAG